GGCCCGCTTGCGCTCTTGCGCTAAACGGGCCGCTTCTGCTCGGTCGGGGGCATTGGGGTTAGAAGTCTGTCCGCCTAAAAATTCTTCGTCTGTAAGGGTGGCCTTGGGTGGTATTCCGAAAAATTCTTCGTCGGTCAGAATCTTAGCCATTCAGTAATTCCCATCCTATGCCATTCCATGTGGCGAGTGTTCCGCTTGGACTGCGGTAGACCTGTCCTGTAACGCGCTTGGTTGGATCGTCAGGCGCAGGGCCGGGTGCTGTTGGTGATTGTGTAGCGGCGTCCGCTGTCGGTGGCGATACTGTTTCACCTCCAGTTGGTTGAATGGTTGGCTGCTCGTCGTCACGCGGCGTAAAGGTCTTTTTCCAATCGCCCTTCTCTGTAACCGGGGCGGTGTCGGCAAATACCCAGTTCTGCCCGTCGTCAAGAACGGTAACTTCAAAATCCATGCGGCGAAGCGCGTCGTCCTGCGCCTGAATCTCCGTCATGGTCGGGTATGTTTCCATCAGGCGAACAACCTCCCCGGTGAAGGCGTCAATCGCGTCTTGATCCACGTCGCCAAATTGATCTTTGAATCGGCCTTTGATGGTGTTCACAAAGGAAGCGGACAGCTTAACGTCGCGCGCTTCTGTTGGTCGGGTGACAGGCTTGCCCCCCACCAGATACGGGACCATTTCTCTTGACCCTTTGACCGTTCCCATACGAACCTCTGTTGCACTTCCATCGGGGTTAGGTATCCATTCCTCGCCCGACAAATTGCCGTCCAGTGCGCCGTTAATTCCGTATTGCTTTTCAAGGGCGGCTTTAACGTTGGCCGGGGTTTTATCATCGGCCAGAACCAAAGCATCCGCTTCGGACACTTGCCGTGGTGTGACGCCGTTGCGGAAGTTCTCAATCGCCCGGTCAAACGCATCAGGCGAAACCTTGCCAGTGTTAAACCCATCCCAAACGCCAGCAAGCGCTTTGCGGCTTTCTTCGCCCGGTGCCTTGCCTTTGAGCGCTTCGGTGGCAAGGTATCGCGCCATTTGATCCTGCACGTCTTTGGTAAAGACGGTATCGCCAGACAGGCCAAGCGCCTTTGCCACATAGCGCCGCGTCGTGCCTACGATCTGATAGCGGCCAACCGGAGTCGCAAAGTCGCCCTTGGGATTGTTCGCCTTCACCCACTTGCCGTATTCGCTGTTCAATCCGGCAAACTGGTCAAGTTCGTCCAGCGTCATGCCTGTCACTTGGGTTCCGGCGTATTTGTTACCGTCGCGCTGGGCGTGACCATAAAGCGTATCGTAGTTTCCACCTACTTCGCCTTCAACGCCGTCCATCAGGCTAAACAAATCATCCTCGTTGACAGCGCCCCTAAGAGCGTCGGCGTTGCGCGTGTTAAAGGCGTCCGTCTGGCCTGTTGTGTAGGCCCGATCCTCGTCGCGGTCGGCTAGATCGTTCTTGCGATCCTCTGCCCGTCTTTTGTCCTCGCGCTGTTCGCGCGCCAGTTCTAGCGCGGCAATGCGCTTTGCCTCTGCCTGCGCAACAATGCCGTTGCCCAAGCCCTCTGTGGCCCCGGCCAGCCCGTAGGCGAATACGTTGACCATTTATGCTTGCTCCATGCCTGCGGGTGGCGGTGGCCCCGGCTGCGCCCCGGCTGGTGCCGCGCCTTGAAGCATCTGCTCAAGTTCGCCGCTTTGCTCCGCTGCCGCGATATCCTGCATACCCTGCTGGGCGGCGTCGGGGTTTATCTGCCCAGCGCCTTCCATGAGCGATCGGTATTCGTCGGCGGCTGCATAGAACGCGCCGTCAACTTGATCCGGTTCAAATTGAGGCCCGCCGCCTTCCTCACTGACTTCAACAAGGGCTTCGACAATTTCAGCGCCGCCCTGCAAAACAATCTCGTCGTCAATATCAACGCCAGAGTCTTGCGCGGCCTGCACCACGCGAAAGGCAACGTTGGCGGCAAACTTGCCCAGTTCTGACACTGGGTCTTTTGCTGCCTTCACAACCTTCAAAAACGCCGTGGTTGTCTCTGGCGTGTAGATCGCCATTTGGGCCTGCGAAACAAAGGTTTCATAGATTTCCTGTTCCTCTGGAGTCACGCCTTCATCTGGCGCACCCCCCGGCTCCATCCCCGGCTGCATCGCTTGAGGGTCAACGGGCGGCATTGGCTGGGCTTGTGGGTCGGCTTGCGCGGGGTCGGGCGCGTTTTGCATTGCCCCTTGGATTCCGTTGTTCATCTTGGCGTTCCTTATGCCCGGTCAATCATGCCGGTAGACTGGTTCCACTGGTAGCGCGGCGCGGCTTGAGGCTTTTCATCACGCCTCGCGTAGCTAATCGGGGGGGCTGCTTGGCCGGGGCGGGGCGCGGTGTTGTAAGCCGTCAGGTCCATCGCATCGCCTGCGCCGTCGTAACTGTTTGTGATACGGTTCTGCTCTTTCTCAACCGCCTTTTGCTCGTCCTTCGCCGCCATGCCTGTCGCCAAGCCCTGACCCAGACCCGCAATAGCCGTGCCGCCTGCTGGTGACATTAGGAATTGACCGATACCGGATTGACCAAAGCCAGCCAGCATACCGCCAACGCCGCCTGCCGCTGGTGCCGCCGCTGCTGCTGCTGCTGCTGGTGCCGCGATAGTCGGTGCCGCCATAAACGAACCGCCCGCTGCTGCTGGTGCTGCCATAGTCGGTGCAACGCCTGCCGCCGCTGGTGCGCCTGCCGCCCCTGCTGCCCCTGCTGCGCCCGTAGCGCCGCCCAGTGCCGCCCCGATACCGCCAACGGCCAGACCTGCCATGCCGCCAACTTGCGCGCCCTTTGAAAAGCCGCCGCCCATTGCCATGCTGCCGAGTCCGGCAATCGCGCCGTAAGTTCCGGCCTTGGTTAGCGCTCCGGTCAGGACCGTGCTAACCAAGCCGCCCGCTGGTATCCCGATTGCACCCAAGCCAGTCGATACCGCCGCCCCCCAACCGCCAGCCATTGCGCCAACGCCCAGTGCCGCGCCTGCGGTGAACACGATTGCGGCGACTGCCAACGCGGGCAGGGCCACCTTTTTGACAAACTTGCCGACCTTCTTGAAAACCTTGCCGATCTTCTTAATGAAGCCACTCATCGCTTGATATCTTTCTTTAGGACGCTGCCAAACCGGACCATTCCTAGACCTTCTAAAGCGCGTGTTACGGGTGCATCGTCAACAATGACATTGGTGTTGGCCTGCATGATCGCCACGCACAACGGGGCTGCTTCTGCCCATTTGTGCATGGCCTTCACCAACTTGATCGCATCGCGGGGGTTTGCGCGCTCTGTGCAAATCCAATGTGCATCTGTCGCTTCCAGCTTGTCGGTGAAGCTGTAAAACCTCTGCAACAAGCCAATGATGAACCCTTCAACCGTTCCATCGTCCGTCACCGAAACAGCGGCGAAGGTCGATCCTTCGTGATGTGTGCCGTGGCGCTTCACCCCGGTCAGTGCGGTGGCGCGCGCCGCCGCCTCGTCAAAGCTGCAAACGTCGGCGTTGGCGTATTCCGAACGGTCAAACGCATCGCGCATAACCGCCACAATCCCCGGTATGTCACCGAATTTCGCAACTCTTATCATGTGCGCAACGTCGTGGTTCCGGTCGTCTTGGTCCCGGCCCAGTTGATGTTCACGCTGTAAAGGCTTTCCACCATGACCGTTCTGGCGGTCAGGTTAGTCTTGGCAGACGCAAGCATTTTTGTTCGTTGATCTGCGGTCAGGTCTTTGTTCGCGTTGATCGTGTTCACCTCGTCACCATACAAACCGTGGAATGTGGAAAGCATGTCAGACGCGGCCTTGTTGTCGTTCTGCTTTAGGCCAAGGCTTGCGATCTTCTCTTGGCTCGTCCGTTCAAGCGCGGATTGCCCAGACCGGAAATTGTATTCAGACGCCGCCGCCTTTCCTGCTGCGGTCACGGCTGCGGACGCCGCCTTTATCTCTGCGTCCGTCCGCGCGTTTGCGGCCAGCTTGTCGGCTTCAATCGTCGCCTTCTGGGTGGCTGTGTCAGCGGCGCGATTGAGGGTGTTTTCTTTGGCGTTCGCTTGGATGCCCGTCAGTTGTTGGCGGTCGGTCGCGGCGATGTTCTTGTCCGTCGTCGCGGAGTCGGCATTGATGCCAACCTGCTGCTGGCGATCCTGCGCCGCGATCAATCGGCCTTGGCTGTCGCGCTCTGCCGTGATGCTGCGGCCTTGTGTGGCTGCATCGGCGGCAATGCTTCGGCCCTGCGTTGCTGTATCAGCGTTGATACCTGCGGTCTGCTGGTCCATCGCGGCTTGAAGCCCCCGTCCCTGCGTTGCTTCGTCCGCTGCAATAGTCTTGTTTTGCGATGCAATGTCCGCATTGATCTGGGTCAGTTGTTGCTTTTCAGCGGAAGTCAGTGCGCGGCCCTGCGATGTTGCATCGGCTTCTATCTGGGTGGCTTGCTGCTGTTTTTGCGCAACGATAGTCCGCGCCTGCGCTGCGGCTTCGGCTGTGATAGACTTGTCCTGCGCTTTCGTGTCGGCCCCGATCTGGGTCAACTGCTGCTTTTCTTGAGATTGAATCGTCAAGATTTGCGATTTTTCCGCTGCCGTCAAAGCGCGGCCTTGCGATGCCGCTTCGGCTTCGATGCCTCTAATCTGGGCCACGGTTTCAGCCCGAATAGCTGTAACCTGCGTTGCCGTGTTCGCTGCGATAGTGCGGCCTTGAACCGTATTTTCCTGACCGAATCCAGCTTGCTGCGACTTGTCAGCCTGCCGGAATCCAGCGGCCTGCGTCTTATCTTCTTGCGCAAACCCTGCCGCCTGCTGTCGGTCGCCATAGGCAAACTGGGCGGCGTTGGTCTTATCTTCCTGCCCAAAGCCCGCCTGCTGCTGCTTGTCCGCCTGCCTAAAGCCTGCGGTCTGCATCTTCGTTTCCTGCCCAAACCCCGCCGCTTGTTGGCGGTCGCCATAGGCAAACTCTGCGCCCTGCATCTTGTCTTGTTGAGTAAACCCACGGCCTTGCGTTGCTGCGTCTGCGGCGATCTGTCGGCCCTGCTGCTTGTCCGCCTGACCAAAGCCAGCTTGCTGTTGGGCCAATGGGGAAACAAAGTCGAGGGCGGCGCGAACGCCTGCGCCGGATGAAATGCTGCTGTTCAGCAATCCCCGTGCGTTTCCAGCGGCGCGGCCCTGTGCCGCCGCCGCCTTCATCATCGGGTTTTGCTCTTTCATCATGTCGCCAGCTATTTTGCTAACGTCGGTTCGGGGGTCTAGCGCCATTGCATTTGCCTCTGGGTTTTGTGTTTAGGTAAAATCCGCAACGATTGCGCTTGATTATTCATATGACGCCCCGTGCCTCTTGGGAATTATGTTGGTGGTGTCGGCCAGACGATAGTTTCAGGAAAGCCAGCTTGCAGCGGCACGTCGCGCAAGGCTTGGCGATAAGCCGCCAAGCTGTCTTTTTTATCTGTCGATAGTGGCGGCGATATGTCGGGCATGATCCGCCAATCTGTCGCCGCGATCAAACCGTCGCGCTGTTGCCGGGCATCCTGTTCTAAAATGCTGCGCTTCATTGCAGCCCGCGCCGCAGCTTCGTCTGTAGTCATTTGGCGGAAGCTATTTGTAGCCACCATCATTTCGTGGCGGGCTTTGCCAGCCGGGTCTATATCGGCGGCGCAGCACGTATGCGGTAGCCAGCCCTTTGTCGGATGTAGTATTTCGCAATCAATTACACCCGGTTCGACTTCAACGGCGTTGCGCATTTCGTTGTCTGTATTCATTTTAATTTCCTTTTAAATTACGCGCAGCCAAGTGGAAGTATTTGCCGTAGTCCCCGATGTGTTTTGCAGCACCCCTTGCAGTTCCCACGTCCCGGCGGCGGGGTTCGCGTTGCCGTTTGCGAAGCCACTAGCAGTAGCAAAACGCAGCGCCGACCCCGCAACGGAAAAGCCCGGGGTTCTATATACGTTGAGGTTGCCCGGATAATATAGCATGGCAAAAGTTCCCACGTTACCAACCGCAAGCTGCCCCATACGGGTGCCTACGTTTGCAGCACTTAGCGAGTGCGTGTGCGACGTAGCCGTAACGGCGTCTGTCGAAACCGCAGTAATAGCCCCCGGCGTGCCAAGCGTGATCGTGCGGGATGCAGCAAGTGTGCCGCCGCCAGACAGGCCGTTGCCTGCGACCATGCTCACTGTCGTCCGCGCAACCGTGCTGTCAACTTCAACTCCCGTTGCCGTTGCGTTGATACCAGAACCACCAACAACGGTTAGCGTTAGGTTTCCCGCCAGCGTTCCACCCCCGGTCAGGCCGTTACCCGTGGTAATGGTTCTGGTTGCGCCGACTGCCGCCATAACCTGCGCCGGGGTTGATGGGCGAATGTAGTTGTCACCTCCCACCCCCGGCGTAACTTGCGTCATAATGTTGTTCACGGTGGCGTTTAGAGTAGCGTATTCGCTGCGGAAAATTCGCGCGTGAATGTCGCCCGATCCGTCTCGCGCGGCGATAGTGTTGTTGACTGCGCTGCTGGCCGCAGTTCCCAAGCTGTTGAGCGTCCCGGCGTTGAGGCCAGCGGTCCCGTCCACGTCCACGGTTTTAAGGGATGCAAGGATTTGGGCTGCGGTTAGGTCGGCTGTTGCGCCCGCTTCAATCCCGGCCAGCTTGGCAAGGGCAACGTCGTATCCAGACACGCGCGCACTAGCGATGGTTCCGCTTGTAACGTTTGTGCCATTGAGTGCCGTTACGCCCACGCCGTTGCCAAAGAAACCAACCGTGTTGACCCCGACTTGGTGAGAACCCGCCGTGGTAAACTTGATGATATCCGCCGTGTCCGAATAGATGCCCGTATTAGGATCAGTTCCAAACGTGAGCGATGGCAGCAACTCTGTTCCATTGCCTGCCACGAATACAGTCGCGGCAACAGACGATGAAAAAGTCTGCGCGGCGTTATTGCGCGCAACGGTGGAGTCAACTTGAACGCCTGTGGCCGTCGCTGTGATGCCGCTGCCCCCGACAACGGTTAGCGTTAGGTTGGCCCCCAGCGTTCCGCCTCCGGTAAGGCCGTTGCCCGTGGTGATGCTTCTGGTCGCGCCAACTGCCGCCATGACCTGCGCTGGGCTGGATGGACGAATGTAGTTGTCCGTTCCTACACCCGGCGTCACCTGCGTCATAATGTTGTTCACGGTGGCGTTTTGAAGCGTGAATTCGCTACGGATTAGGCGCGCGAATATATCGCCCGCTGGGTCTCGAACGGCAACGGTGTTGATAACCGCGCTGCCAGCCTCACCCGACAAGCCGTCAAGCGTTCCGGCGTTAAGTCCAGCGGTCCCGCCCACGTCAACCGTTTTCAGTAACGCCAGAAGTTGGGCGGCTGTCTGGTCGGCGGTCGCGCCTGTTTCGATGCCTGCCAGCTTGGTGAACAGGGCGTCAGTGAACGCGCTAACTTGCGCCTGATACAGAGTCTTAATCTCTGCCCCGGTCTGGTCGCCCGTTGCCGCCGTCTCAATCCCGTTCAGCTTGGTAAGGTGCGCGGGCAACATTAGGCCCGCGTTGGTGGCGTCAACTGCGGTGATCGTGGCGTTGGTGCCGTCCGATGAGTCAATGCGACCGTTCAGGGTGGCAGGTAGCCAGCTAAGGTTCGTTGAAACGTTGGTTAGCTTGGCCGTGTTTAGCGCAATGGCCGCACTCTGCCCCAGTTCCGTTTGCGTGATCGTGGACGATATGGTTGCGGTTCCCAATGCCCCAACGCCAACGGTCCAGCCCGTGCGCCATAGCGAGTCCGCCCAGTTGGAGTGGGATGCAAAGAAGTCCTGCACGACAACCTTTGGATAATACCAAGCGGTGTCAGCGTTGCCAATGAGTATGACAGCCTTGCCGCTTTCAACGCCAAAGGCAACGGGCAGGTTGTTCGATAGGATGGGCGAGTTCAGCGCAAAAGCGGTTGTCCGCGTCCATCCCGTTGTAGCGGTATAGCCCGCAATCACATAATCAACGGATGAGTTTTGAATGTAATTAAAGACGCGAACCGTCATGCGAAGCATCGTGTTCAGAAAGCCTTGCGGCATCGTGATCTTGATGAAACCCGTCTCTGCCGCCGCGCCGTTAAAATAACCGCCCTCTGGAAACAGGATGCTGGTGCCGCCCGTGGGAACGTTGACCAATCCCTTATGCTGCAAGTGCGTCCCGGCTGTCATTTGCCCGGTCGTCGTCAGCGCCGCGTGTGTCGGGCTGTCTGCCGTCCCTACGCCTTGGTTCAGCGCCTTGATCGCCGCGATGTTTGTAAGTTCCGAGTCCATCAGCGCCCCGGCTGCGGTCACGTTTATCGTGTCGGTAACGTCGGCCAGCGCTTCAATGCCGTTCAGCTTGGTGCCGTCTGTGGCGATGTTGCGCCCGTTCACTAGGCCCGTGATCGTCGCGGTCCCGGTGACGTTCAGTGTGGTAAACTTGCCGGACCCGGCGACTGAAACGCCGATATTAACGCCGTCCACGGTGCCGCCGTTAATGTCGATCGACTCCGAGTTGTAGCCCGTGGAAATCCACGCGGTTGCCGTCCGCACCCGCATTTCAGGAATTGCCGTGTTGAAGTATAGCGCGCCCGCAATAAGCGCGCCGCCGTCGTTGTCCACTGTCGGGTTTACCGACTTCGGGCCAAGGTATCGGTCGTCAAAGTTGTCGTAGGATGCCGCCGCGCTGTTGGCACTTGCCAGCGCCGCTGTGGCCTGTGCTGTAGCCGTTGCTTTGTCTGCTGCTACGGTTGCCTTGTCCGCTGCAACTATGGCCTTGTCAGCCGCCACAATGGCCTTGTCAGCGGCCACGATACCCTTGTCAGTGTTGACCGTGTTCTTGTAGCCCAGAACCGTCGCTTTATCGGCTGCAACAATGCCCTTGTCCGTGTTGACCGTCGCCTTATCAGCGGCCACGGTTGCCCTGTCTGCCGCAACAATCGCTTTGTCAGCGGCCACAATCGCCTTGTCAGCCGCCGTGGTGTTCTTGTCGGCAAGTGCTGCGGCTGCGGATGCCGCTGCTTCATTCGCGCGCCGTGCGACGTAGCCCGTTTCCGATAGCAGAACCCAAGAGTTTTGCGCGAACACTAGGCCCAGCACATCGCCCGCAAGCCATTCGGACGAACCGGGGTTTGACTGGTCAGGCCGCTTGATTGCGCGCGGCCCCAGCCCGTCAACGTTAATGGTGCAGGCTCCGGTAGGCGAAAGCGGTGCCTTGACCGTGATCCGCACCCCGTCTGTCAGTGCTGCGAGGGTTTGCGGCAATGCTACGGTGAGCGCGTTGGCCGTCCCGCCTGCCACGGCATAGGTGATCATGTCTTGCGCCAACGCCAGCTTACCCGGCAAGCGATCAAAGCCGACTTCGACTTCGTTAAACAGGGCGTTTACGTCGCCCGCCTTTGCGAGTGTGAAGCGGCGTAGGCTGTCGATAGAGTCAAAATAGTCGTTAGCCATTAGCGCAGACTCCGCCTGTTTGTGTGATTGATGGTGTAGCTTGTGATCGTGTGCGGCTGGTTTTCCGCGCTGTCAGTCACAAGGAATAGCGATATGTTTTTGCCGACTGCTTGCAGGTCAACGTAAAGTTCAGTCTGCGCCAGACCGGACCAAGCGAATTGGTCCCAGTTGTCCACGTCCCAGTAACCGCCCGTGCCGCCAACGCCTTCGAGTCGCTGCGTTGACTCCAGCGATCCTTGCAAGCCTGCATCGCCGTAAGAGTATTCAGCGCCAACGCCGAAAGTGATATCAACCTGCGGCGCGACCACATCGAACCGGACGGAGTGATAGCGCTTATTCATGTGCGGTCGGCCCTGCGCGGCGAACGGCATACGCATGTAAGCCTGTATCGTGCTGCCGTCGAAGCTGGTGCCTACGTCAAGCTGGTAAACGTATCCATCTGCCCCGCCCGCAAACAGTATCTCGTTCCCTTGGGCCGTCTCGCCAGACGCCAGACAGGTCGGCGTAAACAGGTAGGCGAAAAACATTGGTTCGGGATTGGCGCGGCCAAGGTAAAGCTGCATGACGATGCCGTTGTCGAAGTATAGGCGATACTGGTCCTTTGACCGGATTTTCTGCGCGCCCACGGGTTGCGAGTTCAAAAGGCGCTGCGTCGTGAAAAACGGCTCAATCTGCCGCGTCATTGTTCCCATCTTCCAGTCACCAAACGCCTGACTGGTGGACAGCTTGCGGACGCCTTGATCATCCAGATAGATCGGCTCGTCCAGCATGACGGCGGTATCGGAAAACGCGCCCGATGTTGCCGTGATGATCTGAAACGCAAAGTCTGCAACGCTCGTCCCGGCCAGATAGCCAATGCGGTTGCCGCCGAAAACAACGGTCGATGTTGCGGAGTTGGACAGGATATCTGTGATATCTTCGCCCAGTGAAATTTCAGCCGCACCGTCAATGGCAAGGAATGACAGCGGCGTTCCGGTGCCGCTTATCATCATGGCCCCGGCGTCATAGCCTAGAACAAGGTGGTTCGCATGAACGCCCACGCGCGTCGGCTTATCAAGCGCGGGGGTGATTCCAGTGTTGATCGGGACAAGGGTGATGCCGTCATACTCAAACGCAAAGCCTGCGGATGATGCCGCATAAAAGGCATAGCGGTCACTCTGGCCGTAAAAGTTGTGGTTGATCGCGTTGAAGGTGCCGCCCGGTGGAATGGTGACATTAAAACTTGCGCCTACCGCTTTGGCTGTGCCGTCAGGAATAGCGCCGGGGTTATCGGCAGTCAGGGTTTCGTTGTGTGCAAAAAGTCCCGATGTGGTTGCAAAGATGATGTAACCTTCGGCGGTGCCGCTTGACCAGTCGCCGCTGCGGACCACAACGCTGATAGCAACACCAACCGCAAACGATGTGACGCCTACAACCGTCTGGCCTTCGTATATCTCAACAGAACCAAGAGTGAAATTTGCGCGCTTGGGCATGGCTATAGAAACCCAGCCAGTCGGTGACGACTCCCACATTATGCAAGCGGTGCCGCCTGCGTTGTCTCGGAAGGCGTAAGTCTTTGTTCCGAAAACATGAATACCGCGAACATGACCGGACCCCGGCACAATGCCGATCAGGGACCGGGCGTATTGCCCCGCGTCATATGTCACCTTGGATCGGGTGCCGTTGTCCGTGGTCGCCAACGGCAGGACCAATCCGTTCACGGTTGCTTTGCGCACCCCGGCAACGTTTATATTCTCGCCGTCCGCCCAAGTTCCGGTCAGGCGCACAATGGTCAGGAACCCGGCCAAGGTGCCGCTGCCTGCCAATCCTGATTGCGCATAGGACGTATAAAGCAGGATGCCCGTTGCGCCGGAAGTCGCGCCCGTGACTGTGACGCCAGCGGCAAACGAAGCGTTGCCCGCGACAAAGTTCAGTATCCAGTATTCCTCAAGGCTCGGCTTGGCCTTCCCATCGAAACGCTCATACCCTTCGCAGCGGCGATATCCGCGCGCCTCTGACTCGTAGTTGCGGGATGCAATCAAGCTGCCCGGTCCCATAGAGATTGCGGGGGTAACAAGATCGACCCCCCCGCTTAGAAGGGTGATCGTCTCTTGTTGGGTCATGCCAATGCGCCTGTTTTGGTGACTTGCGGGAGTTGCGACGATTGCGCCTGCCCGATCACTTCATTGTAAAAAGCGTTCCAGTTCTGAATCTGGGTTGGCGTCTCGTCAAACGTGCCTAGCAGGATCAGCGCGCGCCACTGGATTGCGTCGTGAAAGCGCGCGGGCATTTCCGGCACGTCACCATCAAGCAATAGCGCCTGCGGGGATTTATAGTATTTGCCGCGCACAATGTAGGCGTCGTCGGGCGTCGGGTGCAGGCGCACCTTGTCGTCAGCGCCGATAGCCACAATGGTAGGCGCTCCGGTTTGAACGATGCCAATGTCCAGCATCGAGTCAAAGTAGTCCGCGCTCACATATTGAAGGCGTTGCTCCGTGTCCCGCGTCGTGCCGGGGGCGCGAATTGTCCACGTTGGCTGGGGCGTGTTCAGGCCGTGCCACCGTGCATGTCGCGTTAGGCCAAGGTCTGACCCCGAATAGCTGGCAAGGCTGGCAATCAGCGGGGCTTCAAAGTCGCCGTGCATCCACTTCCAAGAGTCTTGCGAGTTCTGGACGTGACGATAGGCGCTATCCACCCACGACACGATGCGTTGCAGCTTTCCGGTTTGCCCGGTGACAGACAGCGGCGCAGGAAGGTTGGGGATAACCCCCGACTCCTGCGCCACATACTGACAGATTTGCAGGAACGTAGGCATTAGGCCGTCGCACCTGTCTGCGGCGTCGGCAGCGCAACAGAATACGGATAGGACCGGGACTGGTGCGGTTTGCCTAGTCCGCTGTCGGTCTGGTCATAGTGATCTTCAACGGCGTTGCGCAGCGCGTGTTCGTAAGGCTCCGGCACCCAGACGGGCTTGCCGCGCGGGATAAGCATGGTCAGGCCGTTGACTGCAACAGGAACCGGGCGGTCGCCGCCGATAGCGTTGGATGCCTCGACCATGATGCAGACCTGCGTTTGCTCTTGGCCGTTCGGCAGGCGCGTCACGCGAAAGCTGGAAGGGCGGTCAGCGCCTTCAACGCGGGTTGCCTGCGGTTCTTCCGACACAACGAAGTCTTGCTCGTATCCGCCCATTTTCAGCTTGGACTTCATCACGTTCTTGGTTTCGGTGCCGTCAATCTCAAGGCCAAGGTAGACCTTTGCAAACGTGCGCAGGGTGGCGGCGTCGGCTTCTTCAATTAAAACTTTGGGCAAGGGCTTATTCCTTCTGACCGTGGATGAAAACAAAATCGACTGCGGAGTTAATCAGCGCCTCTAGGGCTTCTTCTGATACGTCCGTCGCCTCGCCCTGCCAGATATCAGCGCCAACGCGCTTGCCGTTGACCATCAGGCGGACAGGGTTGGGGTTGGTGCTGTTCACTTCAACCATGATCTTTGCTGGGCCTGCATCGACCGGGGCCGCTTGCTCATCAGCCTCAAGCGCTTCGGGCGCGTCCTCGTCAATCCGTGCGGCCAGCGTGTCGATGCCGATGCTGTTGCCATATTCGATGCCTGCCGCGTCGGCCTGTGCTTTCAGGTCGTCAAGCTGGGCTTTTTCTGCTGGGGTTTTCTTAGCCATTTGGTGTGCCTTTCAGGCTGCAAGGGGCCAGCCCGCTTGTGAAGCGGACTGACTTTTTTCAGGGGTTTGGATTACAGAAGGTCGGAAACTGCGACTTCCAGCCGGACCATCCAAGACTCGTTCAGGCGAAGTGCCGCGAACCAAGTTTTCCAGCCGATGTAACCGCGTTGACCCAGTGGATCATCTTTGGTTTTCTGGCCTGCCGGGATGATGGACGGCTCAACCGAACCAAAGCCCTTGAGTGCCACAACGCCGAAAGCGTCTTGGGCCAAGAACAGGATCGGGTAAACGTCGGAGTTCGAGCCGGACGTGGAAAGCGTTGCCGCCTTCAAGCCGCCTGCATCTGCGAACGGCTCAAGGTCTGCGGACAGAACGTAACGAACGCCCTCAACAGAACCGATTTCCTCGTCACAGATGGTCTGCATCTGACCATACTTCGACACAGGGACGAAGCCAGCCAGACCACGGATATCGGCTTCAAGGTCAGTGTGACCCACGGCGACAAACGCAGCTTCAACGGCAGACGTGGATACCTTGTCAGACGCGGCAATGACGCGACGGATAGGCTTGCCCTTCATATCCTTCAAGAAGCGGACAACGGCACGTTGCCGGGTCAGCGAAAGGACAGTGTTGACGGCAGGGCGGGTTGCGCCGTTCGAGTAGTAAACGGACGTGCCAGCTTTCAGAACCGCATAGGTCAGTGCTTCACGGGTGCGACCGATGTTCTCGCCGTGCAACATTGCACCCTCGTTCAGAACGGGGTCTTCATGCGTATCTTCGATAACGTCGGTGATGATCGACACATCGCCATACTGTTTCAGGACAACCGAAACGTCCTCAAACTGGATCGACGTGGAGTCAGGAGTGACACCTTCGGTCAGCGGCGTGGTCTTTGCCGTGAACGGGATGGGACGCCGAAACTTCGCGTTGGTCGATTTGTTCTTGGGCATGGAAATGGGCTTGCCCATTTTTTCCAAGATCATAATAGGCTCGGCGTGTTTCAGCATTTCTTTTGCTGCATACACGTTTGTGCGCTCGGAGATTCCGACTGCGCCAGATGTAGTCATTACCACGATAAACCTCTTTCAAAGGTTGTGGTCAGCGGCGTCTCGTCCGGTTGGTTCGTTCTTCCTCGTCTTGCATTTCATTCCACATGGCCTCGCCGTCCGTGCTGGACGCCTGATTTACCGCTGTGACCTGACGGGTATTCCCCGCAATAGATTTGGAACCTTGCAACTGGCGTTGACGCTTGGCCGACAATGATGATTGGCCGGGTTGTGGATCATTGCCAGCAAGAAACGCTTTGAAACTGGTTAAGACTTGGTTCAGGGCGGGCGCGTCTGTAACGTCCTCCATGTTCGCAGCAACGGCGTCTCGGATTGCCTTGGGTTGATCTTCATTCCATGCCCGAAAGGCGGCGGAATTGGCGAAGATCACTTTCTCCCATTCGGGGTGTGCCGTTTGCACGGACGCCCGTTGTTCCTCAACTTGCTCAAGATACAAAGCATTGGCCTCGTCGGCGCGCATACCCTCTATCTCTGACATAGCCCGCACCGCGTCCCGTATCTGGGTCTGGGTTCGGACCAAAGGACCAGCCACGTCGGGATAGTCCTCATTCAACCGTGCAAGTTCCTCGTCGCCGTCGGTGTTGTTCAGATTGCGAAGCTGCTCTCGTAGCTCGTTCATCTTCTTGGCGGTGGCGGAAACTTGGCCGCGAGCGCGCTTGTCGCGCTCCTGTAGTCTGTCAATCTCTTTGCGCTGTGCCTCGCTGGCATTAGCCCATAAGTCGCTCGTCGCGGGTGTTGTCCCGATCTTGCCCTTCGCGGGGGCGTCGTCGGTTTGGCCTGCGTCGTCGGCGTTCCAGTCTGCATCATCGAAGTCGTCGGAGGGAATGAAAGGTTCGTCACCGTCTGCGTCGGTTTCATCCGCTGCGTTCAGGTCGTCCCACATTTGCTCCGGCGTTTCTTCCAAGTCTGACGGGGATTGCGAAGCCGCGTCGTTCCTAGTTGTCGATTCAGTCATTCAGTTAGCCTTTGCCGTTGAAAGGTGGGTTTCCCCTGCTTCCGTGTTGTGGGGCGGCTAATGCGGCCCCAGTAGTCTGCCCAGCTATTAACCGGGGTCTGATGCGCCTAATTGCAGCAAGTTTCTCAAGCTAGTCAACTGTCCACGCAGTTCACTTGAACGAAGTTCTGGCTGCGGGTATTCAAGTTGATCGCGGATTGCCTCTATGTCTGACTTGATATGCGCCTCAAGGAACAGCCATGTCGGGCTAAAGCGGTCGATGCGCCGGGGTTCCGGCGCAAGGCTGTGGCGGTCACGGCTGTCGGGGTCAGCGACGTATGTAAATCCGGCCATTAGACGCTACCCCCGGCATGTTCGCCCGTGCGTTCGATCATCCCGACTTCTGCGGCCAGCTTGCGTTCGCCGCTGTCCACCTTGGCCTTTGCCTCGGCTGCACGTTGGGCGCGGTCGTCAACGCCTTCGTTTGCACTCATGGCCGCACGTTGCATGTCGCCGTCGAAGTTAAGCTGGGCCACCTTCACGCGGCTGCTGGACTCCATCTGCGCAATAGAAACCTTGGCGTCGATGCCCGCTTGGGTCAGTTCCAGTTCCCTTTCGCGTATCGCAATCATAGGATCAACGCCGTCGCCCTGCTCTTGCTGCATCTTCGCCATGTTGTCGTCGTGTTCGGTCTTGGTGTGGATCACGTCGCTAACCGGGATCATCATTGCCTTGGTGATCTGCTTCAACAGGTCAGGCTTTTTGATCCACGGGCCATAATCAGGATGATCGCCAAAAGTCTGCGCAAATAGCATCAGGTTGCTGGAAAGCATTTCGCGCACCAACAGAACGGATGAACCACGGGCGTCAATGTCGAAGTCGCCCTTGATCTCGTCCTTCTTGCTGAATTGCATGTTGTGGTCGTAGAGGCGGCGAATGTTCGGCACGGTCACATCGTCGTCCCAGTTCTTCACGATCCGGCGAAACACAACGTTGGCGCTGTTCATCAAGATCGCCATGCCCTGCGCGGTCTTGGTGACGCCTGTTCCCTGTTCGCCTTGCGTGATCTGCGGCATGGCCGTCGTGTCGTCAATGTCACGGCGGGCCAGTTCGATGATCGACTGCAATAGCCCTTGGTTCATGTCGAATTGATACGTCTCGAACGCCGGGGAGTTTGGTGCGCCCGTGGTGCGCTTCCATATCTTGAACGGGGCCAGCACAAATTCGTTGTCCTGCGGCTTGATCACGTCGGTGTTGATAACGATCTGCGGGCCGGATGCGATGCGCCCGTTATCCATCATCATGCGCCATGCGGCGTTCATGGCAGACTGGGGGTCACGCATGATTGCCGGGATGCCAAAGCCGAAAGGTCCGGCCTCGTCCTTTTCCAGATTGAACACGGAGTATAGCTGTTCGCTGCTGTCCAGCGGGTGCAAGCTGAATGACAGGATTTCCTCGCCACAGAACATGATGCGGGCCTGCACTTCGTCCAAGATATCCATTTCCTCGGCGTCGTTCAGCAAGTCGGAGTCCGCATAGCCCAGCGCGACTTCTTCAAGTTCGTGCAAAGCGATCGGTCCCGTGTATTCCCAGACGATGTAGCGCGGGACTGGCCGCACGTTCTGGTCACTGGTGATCTGGTGAAGCTGCTGCACGTTGTTCGGCATTGCCTCTTGCGGCTCTTGCTTCAACAGGCGGCGAATGGCGTCCTCGTCAACGCCTTCATCGCGCGCCAGTTCGCGTAGCTTGGTGCTGGATAGCAGGTGGCGTTCATAAACACCTTCACCGTCGCTTGGGTTCTGATAGTCGGGGTCGGGGAAGTATCCCCAAACGTCCAGAAACTTGTAGCTGGGGCGTTCGTTGGCGCTGTTCTCTAGGACACGTTCGCCTGCCTCGTTCTGCTTCCAGCGGCGGCGGCGACTGTTGCCAAGGATCGGCCCCTTGATCACGCCAGTTCCCAGCTTGCACCCCTGTTCGATAGCGTCACGCGCAACGGCATTGTAGGAACACGCCTGCAACTGGTCGGCCATTTCATCTTGCATCAGGTCGGCGCGCTGCTTGGCGTCACCGTTTATCGCTTCAATCTCCTCAAGCGCGGCGGCAATCGGTTCCAGTTCATCCCGTGCGGCGGTGGCTTGCTGCCCCGCCAGTTCAAGTTCTTCGTCGGTGCTGTCTGGATTGGTCCCGGTTTCTTCCGCGCTGGCAAGTCGGCCCATTGGTCCCGCGATCTGCGCCTTGGCCCGGTCGGCCTTCATCAGCAATTCAGGGACGGGTGTGGGCTGGATGCCCCAGTTCCGGTCGTCGGTTGGGAATAGCAGGTCTTGCAGGCGCGCGGACATTGCGTTGGTCTTTGGCCGGGTGTGGTTCATAAACAAGCGCGACCGTTCCGCGTCCTTGGACATGGCGGTGACGGTCGATGGTTCGTGCTGGCCGTGGAATTGGCGCAGGTCTTGAAGCCAACGTTGCTCAATGGGTTCGCGCAATCCTACCCGGCGCTTGGCCTCTGCCGCCATGCGACTGACCAAAGCGCGGATTGGGCCTTCGGTCTTGTCGTCTTTCGCGTCCCGGCTGCGTTTGCGCGACGGCTTCTGTTTGTCGGTATCGTCCAGCATTAGTAGCCGCCCCTTGAATCGCTAACTGAAAAGCCGGACGGGACTGCGTAGTTCCCAGCGGCGGGTTTGATCAACTTGATATCCGGCCCGGTCATTGACACGTAACGCCAAGCGTCCATGCCGTGATCGTTCTTTTTCACCACGTTGCCGTTCTCGTCACGTCGATAGACGCGGTATTCGTTTTCGAGTCCAGTAAGTGACCGAAACACTTTGATGCGGCCCGCGACCAAGCGCTGCCACATGATATCCAAACCGCCACCTTCTCCGCGCACCTTGTTGTTCGCCGGGGTCAGGGTCAGGCCAAATTCCTCGTAAGACGTGATAAGCTGCCGCCCCTCGTCCTGCGTCCGGCCACGGGCGGCGGGGTCAATCGCGCCCGGTATCCACATGCCACGCGCGCCAATGGCTGCGGTGTGGACGGATGGGGGCTGCTGGCCCATGCGGTATTCGGAGTAGCAATACTGGGTTCCGTCAGATGGGTCCCAAGCTGCCCAGATCGCGGCTGTCATCTTCCAGCCCACGTCAAGCCCATAGGCGCGGGGCCAGAAGTCGGGGATTGGAAACGGGGTGACGCTGATATCTTCCCACGGAATAGGAAAGATTGCGCCAGACCCTAGCGATGGTGCGCCTTCTGACCGGGCGGCGCGCAGGTAAGGCGGGGTGGAGTCCAGTAACTCGCGCTGGGTTTGCAGCGGTATATGCGGCACATCAGACCATCCCGCCTGCACAAGATATCGGGACTCGCTGACTGCGGGCATTAGGAGTCTAGCCTCTGGTCGGCGGGCATAAACTGCATGACGACTTCGCTCATGCCTTCCAGCGGCGTGAACGTTATCATCATCATCCCGTTCGTGGTCGCGGTCCTGATTAGCGCCTCGCCGTAAACGTCCATCGGGGGTTCTTCGTCAAACCAGATGCCGTCCTGCTGGGTGCCTTCAAACGCGCTGCGCCCTTGGTGGTAGGATTTAAGGCCAAGCTGTGACCAGCCGCCTGACTGGTGCTTGATTGAAATGGTGTCGGCCAGATCGGCAACGCCAGATTTCCACGTCACGCGGCCAATGTCGGAGTGCGGTATCAGCCCGGTCCCGGTAAAGCCCTTCGCCGTGCGGCCTGACTCTGGCTTGCCTAGCAGGATCGCCTGATTGATGTCGCGGGTTGTCTCGTTCGTCTTGCCTGCTGCCCACCAACTGACGGGCTTGGTGAAGCGTCGGCCCTTCCACCACGTCGGGTATCGGCCAGTAACGTGAAGCGCGGACTCGTATCCGCCCATCCCGAATGACTTGCCGATACGGTTGGCACATCGCGCGCACCGTTCGCGGAAGGTCGCGCCTGCCTCGAAAAACTCAAGGTGCTTGGCGTATTTGTGGCGGGCATGGAAAAAGGAACCGTTGATGCCGTGCGTGTCCTCGTCGGGATACACGTTGGCAAGCATGGTGCGGCTTTGTCGAAGGTATTGCTCCTCCATCAGCGCAAGGCGTTCCTCTTGTGCTTCGCGGGCGTTCACTTAGCGCCGCCCATACCTTCGGGCATCATCGCGGACAGTTCGGCAAGGCGGTTTGCAATCTCTGCGTCTGACTTCCCGGCAAGCGCCACGTCAGCCTGCAAGTTGATCGACTGCATTGCGGTGCCAAGGCCACGATCTTCGGTGTCCTTGAGTAGCTTCAACACCTCGTTGGTTATCATCATCATCGGGGTGGCGGTGTGTTGATCTTCCATTTCCTCGCCGTCTGCAATCGCCTGTGCGTGTTTGCGGTCGGCCTGCTCAATGATCAGCTCCAGCGACTCCAGAAAGCGGCCACGCAGGCGGGTGGCCCGTTCTGCGTTTGCCATTTCCATCTTCTTCTGCGCGCTCGTCTTGCCCTGCGGGTTCGCGTTGTTGCCTGCGCCAAACCGGGTTGAATGGTTCGGTGCTGGCTTCTCTGCTGCTGCCTCGTCGGTCATTACGTCTCCAAGCCTTGAATGAAAGCGCGCCAACGCAGCTAGAAAGGCTCAAAAACTTACCACGTCAGCACGGGGTCATATTGCGGCGGGTTTTGGTTTAGTCAATGTTTCACGAAAAAACGGGGCGCATTGCACCCCGTCCCTTCATCCCGTGATGATATGTATGTGTGGTTCAACCGTCCGTGTGCGGCCAACGCTCAATGCGGCGAGTGTGAGTGCTGGGGCGCGGTTGCTTCTCATAGGCCAGTTCATAGGGCCAATCGCGGGGCTGTTCGGTGAAGCGACGGGACGCGGCCCAAACCTCGCGGCACAGGTCATGCGGCATTGTGATGGATCGACCAGATACCCGGCAAGCAATGGCGCTGAATAGGTGGCCGCACATCATGGCAACGGCGGCGTAAAGGTTGCGGAATGTTTGCCGCATGGTGTCGTGTCTCCCTTGGGGTTGGCTTTCAAGATGCCGTGATCATTGCCCGCAATCTGCAATCTGACAAGGTTTCCCGCGAAACGTTGTCAGGTTGTTTAATGTCGGGACTTTATCCGCCGCTTAACTGTTTGATCTTCATTGAGTATTCGGCGCGCAGTAGCTTGCGCGTCTCGGCGTCGTGATGCGGCATGATGCCCAGCTTGGGGCGCGGTGGCTTCGGTATCTTGCGGGGCTTCGGCTCCGGCTTGGGCTTGGGTGTCTTGGGTGGCTTCACGCGCGGTGGCATCTTTGGCCGTGGTGGCGTGGGGTCTGGGTCACGCTCGTCGGCCTTGCTCATGCGGTCGAGGGCAAAGGCGGCAATGGGGTGAATGTCTCGCTCCCCCCGTTCCCATCCCCTGATTGTGCGCGCTCCATCGGTCGGCATCCCCCAGTGCGCGGCAAGGTGTTCCTGCGTCCAGCCCAGCGCCACGCGCATATCGCGGAAGTCGTCGGGGGTCATGGCCGCGCAACCGGGCGCAGGGTGACAGCGGGCGCATATGGGGCCTGCACGATGCACGTCGCAATCAATCCGCCCTCTCCCTCAACTTCGTCAAGGTATGCCTGTTCGTGGGCGGCTTGTGCGGCGCATGATGCGTGATCGGTGAAACCGGACAGCACCACGATCAGTAGATATTCCATCATCCGGCCTTTCTGTCGCTTTGTGCGCGCTCTATCATCATTGCGCCGAAACGCTGTTCCATGAATTGCTTGATCGTCACCCGGTCAACGTGCTTGGTGCGGCGCTTCCGGCCAAGGTTCAGACGCTTGGACAAAACCCAAACGCTCCGATAGCTGGCAAATCCAAAGTGTGCGGCGATATCCTCGCCGTCCACGCCTGCCGTCCACATCGCCACAAACAGGGCTTCGTCTATCGGCTTCTTGGAATTGCCCCGCGCGGGCAGGTTGAGGACTCCCGCGCGCAGGTGAAGGCCAGCAACGCTAACGTTCAGCGCCTTCGCAATCGTGGCCATGTTCATCGACTTGTTGGCCCAGATCGGGCCAAGCGTCTCGGCGGTTATGCCTGCCAGCTTGAACCTCTGGCTCATGTCGTGACCCTCGCCAGCACGTCCAGCGCCGAAAACAACGTTGGCTGCATCTGGTGGCCGTCCTTGGTGATCTTGCGGACCACAAGCATAGGCTGGGCGCTAACAACGAAAGCGGACATTGTGCCTTTGCCGTGCTTGACGGTGATCGTATCGCCCCGGCGTAGTGACCGGAGTAGGGTGCGGCGCTCGTCGCTCGTCATTCTGGTGTGTCCGATGCTGTCAGAAGTTTGGCCCGTGCAGCCGCCAGTGCTGGGGCGGCGGCTTCGCAGGCGTTCCAAAGTGAGGCAAGGCAAGCCTCGCGCTCGGTCTTATAAAGCGGCCCGCGCACAACGTTGGTTGACCATTCGTCCGCGCTTCCATGTCGGAAGAGCCATTGCTTCCAAGTCGTATCGCCTGCGATCTTCGCGCGGATTTCAACGCGGGACGCATAGCGCCCAGTATTCCAGTAGGTGCCGGGTTCTGGTGTCCCGTAAGGATGGTCGTATCCGCCCCAACCGAACGGCAGGGGTTCCGGTCTGGCCTCTTGCGGCCATGCCAGTGCGGCGGTGATTTCCCATCGCTTCATTTCAGCTTGGGCGGCGTCGATAGCCCATTTGGGCTTTGCGTCACGCCAGTCGCGGGTGTCGTTTGTCATTGGCCTTTGCCCTTTCCCTTGCCGGGTTTGTCGCCGTCTGCGTTCTCGGCGTTGTTGTTCGGGCCAGAACCGCCCGGTGCATCTTGGTCGCCGTTTCCATACCCGTTATTGCCTTGCGGTCCTTTGGGTTCCTTGGGCGCGTCTAGCGGGGCAGGTGGCGTAGGCGCGGGGGTTTCAGGGGTTGTGATGGTTGTGACGGGTGTTTGGGTCACTGGCGGCGTTATTTCAGGGGTGCGCGGGGTGTCCACGGGCGTCACGGTCACGATGGTCGGCGTCAAGCGCGGGGTGTTGTCCCGCGCTTGATAGACATATTCCCGTGTCGGCTTGTTCCGGTTGGCAGGGCGCGCAATGCACTCGTCCATCTGGGTGTTGATCTTGTCCCATTGCTGCTTGCTGCGGTCGCAGATCGGGGTCGGCTGTGCGCAGGCGGCGGTGAAGGCCAGTGCGGTCAGTGTCAGGATGGTGCGCTTCATTGTGTGAGCCTTTTAGAACGGGTTTGCGGAGTAGATAACGCGGTCGTATTCGGTCCCGACCTTGGCCCAGTTCAGACCGTCGATCTTGTGCAGGGCTTGGCGGTCGGTCGGGGCGCAGAAGTATTCGTCGCCGCAAATGTAAATGCCGGGGGCTGGGTATTTGTGCGGCTGGTAGCGGGCTTCCGATACCTCGCTGACGTTCCATCCAAGGTGGTGCGCGATAATCTCTGGGGCTTGGCGTGTCTTTGACATTGGATCACTCGTAAAAAGGTTGATGGGGTGGGTAGAACGGCGGCGGGGTGCCTTCGTAGACGGATGCGCCATAGCGGCCACCATCGTAGGCCATTGACCCGATGCTGCGCTTGTGGCGCTGGATCAGGCGTAGCAGGCGGTTGACGCGGCTCGAATAGATACAAGCCTCGTCCTCGGTCGCAAAGGTGCGCTTGGCGGGGCGTTCGAGGTCGCCAGTGTCGAACCACCAACCGCCTTCTTCGCCACCACCGTAGGCGCGATCCAAGCGGTAGAACGCCACGGTCCAAGGGGCGGTCATGTGCGGAGGTCCAAGATTGCATCGTGTTCGCCGTCGAAAGCAAAGAGGATGCTCATGCCTTGGCGGATCATCTTACGAACCATCTTGGGGGTGTGGGCTTCGATGTAGGTCGGGCCGATATCGTCAAAGCGTTCGCGGGCGATATGCTTGAGCATTGCCTTTTCGCTGTGACGAAGGCCAAGCGGCACATGGAAGATCATGGGGTCAGGGTATGGTGCGCCGTAGGGGCTGGTCACTTCGCGGGCGATCACTGTCATTAGCGGTATCATGGTCAAATCTTCCGTTCGCGGATTAGGGTTGCGCGCAGTTTGGTTGCGATAGCGTCCCGCAACTTCTGGTCGTCTTTGTCGATGAAGCCGTAGAGCGACGTGCGGTCGGCAATGTCGATCAGGATAAGGTGATAGGCGAGGGCCATAGCGCCTTCGACTGCCTCTGCCATGACGCAGGCGGCTTCGGTGTGGCTGTTCTCGTCGGTCAGATCGTCAAGGCGTTTGCGCAAGGCGGTCATGGCGTTGCTGGGTGACATTGTGCTGGTGTCCTGTCTGCTGGGGGATGGTGCCGGGGTTTCCCCCGGCGATGGTGTTAGGCGCAGTCGCAACCGATGTGTGCAAGCTGGTGATCGTCGCAGGTGCAACCGCGCTTGGCCCGTGCTGCCTGTGCGCGCTTGTCAGCCTCGTCTGCATCACGCTGGGCCTTTGCCCAGTCTGCGTTAAAGGCATTGCCTTCATGGCGCGGCCAGTCGGCGTGGTCGAGTATCGGGAGGCGTCCTGCGTTCTGTGTCATGTGTCCGTGTCCTGATTGCTGGGGCATAGCGCGCCCGGTGTCCGTATAGACACTGTATCGGTAAATCTTACCGGGCGTCAATGGCCTTTAGCGGTCCCGTGCATCGCGCTCGTATGCGTCGGCAAAGTCAGGGTCGTCATGGCAGCGCTGGGCCATTTCCTGAAAGTGGACCTTGCGGTTGTGTTCCTCGGCCTGCAATCCCAGCGCTTCGACCTGTTGTTGAAAGTATCCCTCGAAATACATTTTCACGTCGTTGCTGACGGTGCTGGGGTGGATGCCGTAGGCAATCGCCCAGTCCTCGGCGTTGACGTTGACGGTCTGGGCTGGGATGCGAATTTTCATGGTGTCCGGTTCCTGTGTGCTGGTGGATGGTGGGGGCCGAAGCCCCCGGTTACTTAGAGTGCCTTGAGCATCGCAATCACGTCGGTCAGGCTGGCAATCTCGTCCGCGTATGCGTCCTTCCAGTACTTTGCCTTGGCGATGGTCCCGGCGTCGTTTTTGGTCAGGGTCGCAAGGCTCCTAGCCTCAATCTCGGTCAGTCGGTTACACTTCATCACGTCGCAGGTGCGGGCGTTGGAAACAGAACGCGCTCGTCCATCGCTCTCCATCGGTGCGGTGTCGAACGCGATGCCGTAGCCGTCGCAGGTGATTATCCAAGCGTGGCTTTCGATGGTCGAGAAATACACGCTCGGCGTGACTGCTGCGGCCAGTGCGGCGCGACGATCCTCAAACTGCGCTAGTGTCGTTTCGATCAGGGCGGTGCGTTCTGCGTGGGTGTTCATGGTGTCCGGTATCCTGTTGCTGGGTGTGGGTGCCGGGTTGCCCCGGCGCTGTGGTTAGACGGCGCGCAGGCCATGCCCCTGCATGACGACGTAGGCGGCGCTGCGGTGCGGCTCGGTCATGTAGTCGAGCAGGTTGTGCGCCTCGTCGTGCGTGACCTCGGCGTGTGCGGCGGCGCGGTCGCACCCGTAGTGGGCGGCGATGTGGTCGAGGACCATGTTGACCGTGCGGCGCGTGGTGGCGTTGAAAAATGCCTTGGTGCGTTCTGCGTGTGTCATGTGTCCGGTGTCCTAGAAGTATGCTGCAAGGATGGAGTTGCCGTCGTCGCGCTCGGCCTGCGTGAGAAGGTCGTGATTTTCGGCCAGCCACTCGTCCAGACTCATTGGCGTCAGGTAGCGGCGCGTTGCCATGAACTCGCAGGCCAGCACGTCAAGGCGGGAGTCAATCTCGCGGGCGTGGTCGGCTTCACTCAAAGACATTGCGGACGATTGGGCCGCGTCGATGATGCCTTGGATTTTCTGGTGCATGGTTTTCATTGTCCGGTTCCTGCTGCTGGGGGTGGATGGGTTGCCGGGGTTGCCCCCGGCTCTGATTATTCGACGGAAGTGGTCGAAATTTCACGCTGGTAGAGGCTGATCGCCGCGTCGGGCCATGCGGCGCGCAGGCCGATCATAACATTCCGTGCTGTGCTAATGTTTTCCATCCAGTCGGTGCGGAACAGGTGGGCGTATTGCTGGACGCCCTGCCAATCCAAGGTTGGCTTTGCGGTTGCGACGTTGATCTGAAATTGTGCCATGTGTCCGGTATCCTGTGTGGGGCGACTCGCCCGGTGTCTGTATAGACAATCTATCGGTAAATATTACCGGGGGTCAATAGGATATTTTCACCCCGCTTTTTTACGGGGCCTGTCTTTAGGTTGGGGGTCGGCGTTTGGATCGTGCAGGTGCATTGAGATATAAACTGATAGTCCATATCGCGCGCCCTTATGTGCGGCGCAGGTGGCGGTTAATCTTCGGCATGAGGCTCTAACATCATCCTCTTTAATGCTGGTGCGTTTCATTATGTCGTGAACGGTGCAATGTTTGGTCAGGCTTTTAAGTATTACTGCGTCGATACCTCTGTGATCTTCATTCGGAATGATGGGTTGTTTTTTTGCGTTTTTTAATTGCTCTGCATACAATTCCTCGAACGTCATTAGATTAGATTACTTGCGTATGTTCCGATTGCGAAAGCGACGAAGGTGATGATCAGGAAGCCTACGACGATGATGGTCGCGGTTACGGCCTTGGTCAGTATGTCGGTGCGTTCGATCTGGCGTTGTAGTTCGAGGGTATGGTTTTCCATTGGTTCGATCCTTTTACTTGGTGCGAGTGATTGTGATGCCGTCGCGTCCGAGGCTGCGGATTGCGAATTTTTTACCTTCGCGGGCAGCGTAGACGCGGGTGGCTTGTGCTTGCGGTGACATGATGCCGCCAGTGACACCTTCGATCAGGAGTGATCGGCCCACGGTGATGAACGGCAGGTCAGGCGGGACGCGGTAGTTCATCTTTACGACTTTGTTCACGGTGCTTTCCCCTTCTGGTTGCTGTGTAGACAATACTCGGTATGCATAGACGATCAAGCGGTATTTTTGGGGGGGTCGAGCGATGTGGCGTGAATGTGTATTTTCGCCATAGTGTCAGTCGCTTGCTGGTATGTTTTGCAACGTCTGGAAATAACTTACAGGATCGGCCCAAATTGTTAGACGTTCTGTTAGGGATTATGTGCGGGTTTATTGAGGAAACCGGAATATCGCGTTTTTGGGCGTAATGGCTTGGTTTGCCATTTTTTCCAGCGTTTTCAACACCTCTATATATATATATTTATTAAAAAGAATATATATATATAGATAAAGATACCTCGTCTAGAAAACTGGTCTAAGGGGGGGTGAAGACCTAGTAAGACTCCTACCAATAGTAGGGGGTCCATTTCCCCAGAAAAAACGCTACTTTTTCAAAAACTTTCGTTTAAGCCTATTCTGGCAAACGGCTATTTTAGACACGAAAACACGAACATTTCTGTTGGGCTTTTCGGATTATCCAACGTTTTCAATGACTTGACTCCTAACAAAATCGCCCAAATCACTTACAGAATGTTGGGCTTTTGTTAGAGATCGCTTGCCAAGCGCGCAACCGTCTATACAACGGGGGGGCAGTCAGTTGAGGACAAAAAACGATGCACGACCAAATCGCGGACTTTGTGGACTTTATGCGGCAGTCGGGGGTCGGCCCCTTTGATGCCTCTGAAATCGTAGGCGACGACAAGAAGCGGCGGTATCGGCTGGAGGACGACAAGCCGAAAACCAAAAACGGCAGTTATGCTTTGAGCGTGGGCGGCGACGGGTTCGCGTTCGGCTGGGCGCTATCATTCAAAGAGGCGTTCACCCACAAGTGGCACACGAAGTCGGCGCGCACCCTCTCGGCGGCTGAAAAAATGGCGTTCAAGGTGCAGGCGGCGACGGCCAAGGCTTTGCGCGATGCTAAGACGAAAGAGGAGTCCGATCTTGCGGCCAAGCGGGCGGCGCGGCTCTGGGATGAACGATGCACAAAGACCGGGACCACGGCCTATCTGGACCGCAAGCAGGTGGCGCTGAACGGGGCGCGCGTGATGGGCGATATGATCGTTGTGCCGTTGCGGCGGGACGGCGAATTGACCGGGCTGCAATTCATTAAGCCAGACGGCTCGAAAGTCTTTAACAAGAATGTCGCCAAGGATGGGTCTTATTTTTCGATTGCGAAGAAAGGCGACGATCTTAGCCTAATCTTTATCTGCGAGGGCTTTGCTACTGGTGGATCAATACGCGAAGCAATGGGCGCACCAGTTATCGTTGCTTTTGACGCGGGCAATCTTAAATCGGTCTGCGCTACTATTCGCGCGAAGTATCCAGACGCGAAGATTGTGATTGCTGGCGACAATGATCAGTGGACGACCAAACAGGACGGGACGCCATACAACACCGGGTCGGACAAGGCCCAGCAAGCGGCAGTCAGTATCGGGGGCGCGCGGGTTGTTCTGCCGATGGTGCCTGCGGACGATGTGGCGCGGCGCACAGACTGGAATGACATTGCGGTGACGGATGGTATCGCGGCGGTGAAGTTGGCCCTCACAGCCCCCGTATATGAGCGCGCGCCGGACGATCAGGGCTATGAGCAACGCGACTATGACGACGCGGGATACCACGGGCCGGATGATCACGCGGACGAGCTGCCCCCGTATGACAGTTTCGGGCAGGGCGAGGGCGATCCTTTCACGGATATCTGGCCGCTTGGACACAATAAGGGCGACTACTATTTTTTCCCTAAGATCACGGGCCAGATCGTAAAGCTGTCGCCGTCGATGATGGCAAAAATGAACTATCTGGGGATGCTTGCCGACCGAAGGTTCTGGGATCGGCACTACGGCGGCGACAAGGTGAGTGACACGGCCATTGCGGTGCTGGCATCGGCGCATTTGATGAAAGCCTGCCACACGGTCGGGATATTCCAGCCAGAAAGCACACGGGGCGTTGGCGCGTGGATGGACGGCGAGCGTCTGGTGATCAACACGGGCAACGAAGTGTTGTGCGAGGGCAAAAGCTACAATGCCTCGGCGTTTCGTGGCGAGTCCGTTTATGAAAGCGGGCCGAAGATCATCGACCTGTCCCGGCCTGCGCTCGGCAATTCTGAATCGTCAAAGCTGCGGGACGCAACGCGGATGCTTTGCTGGCGGCGCGGTATCTATGCTGACCTGCTGGCCGGGTGGCTGGTTGTGGCCCCAGTTGGCGCGGCGTTTGCGTGGCGTCCGCACATATGGCTGACTGGTCGAAGCGGGTCCGGCAAATCCACGATCATTGATAGCTTGATCACGCCTATCCTTGGCGCGGTTGCGATCCGGCGCGACGGCGGGACGACGGAGGCGGGCGTTAGAAAGGCGCTGGGCAATTCTGGCCGACCGTTCATTCTGGACGAAGCGGAGTCAGAGACAGCCGACGACCGCAAAAACATGGAAAAGATTATCTTCCTTGCGCGGCGGGCGTCATCGGGCGGCATTGTCGAGAACTTCAACGCCAGTTTTCAAGCGCGCTCGGCGTTTTGCTTTTCCGCGATCAACCCACGGGTCGAGCAGACTGCTGACAAGGGCCGGATCACACAGTTGGAACTGATACAGGACGTGGCGGCGGGGCGCGAAGATCGCTTTGCGAAGCTGCTGGCGTTCATAAATGAAACGTTTACCCCCGACTATTCCAAAGCGCTGCTGCGGCGGACGATTGAAAACATGGATGCGCTGCTGACGAACACAAAGACGTTCAGCATGGCGGCGAGTGCAGTCATGGGGAACAAGCGCAACGGCGACCAGATCGGGCCATTATTAGCGGGTGCGTATTCGCTCACATCGACGGGCCTGATATCGTTCGAGGACGCGCGGGCATGGATGAACTTGCAGGACTGGAAGTGGTCAACGCAAGAGGACAGCGACGGGGACGCGCACAAGCTGCTGCAACACATTATGACAAGCCGCGTCAGTTACGACACGGCAGGGTCACGGCGGGAGTCTTCAATCGGTGATATGATCGACCGGGCGGCATCCAGCGGCACAGTTGAAAGCGAAAGCGCAAGCGCGGGCCTGCGCGGGCTGGGTATCAAAGTGGACAATGGCCGAATCTACATTGCCAATTCATCGCCCCAGTTGCGCAAGCTGCTGATCGAGACGCCTTGGGTGCCGTGGCAGCGGACTTTGAGCGACTTCCCAAAGGCAGAGAGTGAGGCCAAGCCGATCTATTACGGCCCCGGCCTGACAAGTCGCAGCATGTCGATCCCGCTTTCATCGGTCCTAGACCATCACACGCCGCCAGACTGGACGAATGAGCCGATATTCGAGGGGGATTTCGCGTGAACTTTTACAGCGTCAAACACGAACAAGACTATCAAACGATGGTTTCAGAAATGGTCAAGTTTGCCGATTTTCAGGACAGCGTTCTTGATGTTTTGCGGTATCTAGCGTTCCCCTACGCCCCGCACACAGCCAAGATGATTGACGATCTTTACACAATATACAGCGCAGAACCCGTTATCGAAGGGTCGGGCGAATGATCAATCTGTATGACGATCAGCAAGTTATTATCGACGGTATCCGCGCGGCGATGCGCAAGAACAAGGCGGTGCTTTGCCAATCGCCAACCGGGTCGGGCAAGACGGTGCTGACGGCCAGCATGATCCACGGCACGATAGCCAAAGGCACACGGTCGATGATGGTGGTCCCGCGCCGGGAATTGCTCAAGCAGACGGCGGAAACGTTCACATCGTTCGGCATCCCGCACAGCTATGTGTCGGCAGGCTATGCTTTCAACCCGTTTGAAAAGACGATGCTTGCGACGGCGGGCAGTCTGGCGCGGCGGCTGGACAAGACGCCGATCCCGGCAGTTTTGTTTGTGGACGAGACGCATTTCGGCGGCGCGGAACTAGACCGGATAATCACGCATTACAAAGACGCCGGGTCATGGATCATCGGGCTAAGTGCCACGCCGGAGCGTCTGGATGGGCGCGGCCTTGGGTGCTGGTATGACTCAATGGTGCAGGGCCAGCCCGTGCGCGAACTTATAAAGCTAGGCAGGCTATCGAAGTATCGCATGTTTGCGCCTGACGCGCCGGATATGACCGGAATCCGAAAAACGGCAGGGGATTATTCGAAAGGACAACTGGCCGACCGGATGGAAGGCGACAAGGTTCTAGTGGGCAATGCGGTGAAGCATTACCGCCAACACGCGGCGGGCTTGAAAAACGTCTGTTTCTGCGTGTCGATCAATCACGCGGAAATTGTTGCGGCGGCGTTTCGGGAGGACGGGATATCTGCGCAGGCGATCTATGGAACGATGAAGGACGACGAGCGATCGAAGCTGGTGCGGGCGTTTGCGCGGGGCGATATTCAGGTTTTGACAAGCGTTGACCTGCTGACGTTTGGCTTTGATCTGGCATCGGCGGCACAGATGGACGTGACGGTTGAATGTATGTCGGATTTGGCCCCAACGCAGTCACTCGCAAAGCAGATGCAAAAATGGGGCCGGGTTCTGCGCAAAAAGCAATTTCCTGCGATCATCTTAGACCACGCGGGCAATGCGGAGCGCCACGGCCTGCCCGATCAGGACCGACTCTGGTCGCTTGAGGATGCGCCAAAGGGCGATAGCGATAAGGAAAAGGCCGATCCAATCCGGCAATGCGATCAATGCTATTTTGTGCATCATCCTGCGGCCTGCTGCCCAGAGTGCGGTTACGTCTATCCCGTCAAGGCGCGGCAGATTGAGGAAGTGGACGGCGACCTGACAGAGATAGACCTTATGGCGCGGGCGCTGCTGTCTAAGAAGAAAATGGCGCGGGCGGCGCAGGGTCGAACGGAGACGCTTGAGGACTTGCGCAAGCTGGCGAAAGAGACGGGCAAGAACGCGCGCTGGGCCGATCACGTCTGGAAGGCGCGGCAGGCCAAGGTAGCGGCGGGCGCTAACCGTTAATGCGGCCCACATATGAAACGAATGACGACAAGATCAGGGAAGCCGAAGTTTTGGCCGCGCTGTCCGTTAAATGGCGGTGCGAGTCCATCCCTGCTGACAAGTTTTGCGCCTATGACGCGGTGTTAAAGCGAGACGGCAAGGTAATGGGTTTTGTCGAGATAAAGTGCAGGAATATCACGATAGACCAATACCCCAGCTTGATCATCAGCAAAGCCAAAATGGACGCGATTGTGGGCCTTTGTCACGGGCATCCAGACAACCCGATACCGTTGCTGGTTGCCTCCCTGATAGGTCAGATAGTTGGGACCACGATTGAGCCAGGGCGATACATAGCCGCAACGGGTGGCCGCAAGGACCGGGGCGATCACGCAGACATTGAAGCCGTTTATCAGATACCTTGGCGACTTTTCAAAATAATCACACAAAGAGGACGAGCAGAAATGATGAAGAAGGGCGACATACCATTTTCGGTGCCTGACAGCGAAGAAGCGGGCGGGCAGGCGCGGGCGTTTTGCCAGTCGCGCGGACTGACCCCAGACAACGCGGCGATATTCCGGCGCGGCGGTAACATCATTGTGGAAGTAAAAGCGCCATGCTCACTAAAGCTGTAAAGAAGAACGAACACGACGCGGAAAACCAAGTTTTGAACTTGTGCCTGCTGGCGTTGTCGGGCGCGGGGTGCAAGGCGTTTCGGAACAACACAGGCACACTTTTAGACCGCACTGGCAGGCCCGTGAAATTCGGACTCTGCGTTGGATCGTGCGATATTATCGGACTGACGCCAGAGGGGCTATTTCTTGGCGTTGAGTGTAAAACCGCAATAGGCCAGCCCACGGATGCGCAGGTTCGCTTTATTGCGATGATCGTTGCTATGGGCGGGCGGGCCGGGGTTGCTCGGTCGCCGGAACAGGCGGTTGCCATTGCCCTTGCGCGACCATTTCCGCCGCAAAGCGGATAAACTCGGACACCTTGGCAAAGCCGCACAAGTCTTTGGCTTTGTCTAGGTCGTCGCGTTCGGCGTCTGACACGCGGACGTTGAAAAGATTTTCTCTTGCCATGTCTACACACTCCCGTTTATACATTGCATAGACAAGTTTACTTCGGCTTGCCGCAAAACACAACACTTAGGAGACGGACACAATGGACGATACTGCACACAAAGAGACAAGCACGGAACTGGCATTGCCCACGGGGTCGGCGCTGGAACTGGTTTTCAAGGATGCCGACGTATTGCACGGCATGATCGACACGCTGACAAAAGCGGTGCGCGATGAAGCGGCAGGACTTTCGGTCGAGACGAAGAAGGGCCGGGACGCGCTTGTGTCTTTGGCCTATCGCGTATCGCAGTCTAAAACGGCGCTGGACAAAGAGGGCAAGGCGCTGACTGAAAAGCAGCGGGCAGAGATTGCAGCGGTGAACGCGGGCCGCAAAGTTGCCGACGACCGCTTGACCGCCCTGCGCGACGAGGTTCGCAAGCCCGTGACGGAGTGGGAGGCGAACGAGGTTCGCCGGGTTGCAAACCACGTTGATAGCCTGACAATTTTCAATCTTGATCACGTCACGTCGATGGATGCGCCTTATATGATCGCTGACCGCTTGGCGTTGGTCGAGGAAGCCGAGATTGATGAAAAGTGGGAGGAATACGAGGGCGTAGCGGCTGGGATGCGGTTGAAGGCTATCGCAAAATTCACCGACGATCTGCGCACGGCGAACAAGCGGGTTGCGGACGCGGTTGAACTGGACGCGGCGCGGCAGGAACTTGAAGAAATGCGGGCCGAAAAAGCGGCGCGGCAGGAGCGCGACGAGAAAGAGGCAGCGGACAAGCTGGCTGCGGCTTTCTTGGAAGCAGAGGAAGAAATGAGGGCGGAACTGGCGCTGATAGCGGCGGAAGATGCTGCGGCGGCAGAAGCCCAGCGCATTGCCGATCTGGCGGCGATGGAGGCGCGGCGCATTGATGCGCAGGCGGAGCGTGACGCACAGGCCCAGCGGGACTTTGATGCTGCAATGGAACTGTTTGAAGCGCAGGCGAAGGCCGATCTTGATGCGGCAGTCGAAGCTGAACGCCAGCGGGTCGATGCTGCGGCAGAAGCGCGGCGGGCGGCGCAGGCCCAGCTTGAAGCCGACACGGCACACGTTGCGGAGGTCCACGCGGAAATTTTCACAGCCCTGCACGAAATTATCCTGAACGGCAGCGCCGGGACCGATCTTGCCGACGAACTTCTTGCCGCGATTGTCGCGGGCCATATTCCTCACATCAAGGTCACATTGTAATGCACGTTGACGCAGTAATTCACCGCGATCTTGAGCAGGGTTCGCCCGAATGGCACGAAGCGCGCCGGGGGCTTATGACGGCCTCGGAAATGAACCTTGTGCTGACGCCGACGCTAAAGCCCTCGAACAACGACAAGACGCGCCTGCACGTCTATGAGATTGCGGCCCAGCGTATCACGGGCTGGACGGAGCCGACTTACATCGGTGACGCGATGCTGCGCGGCCACGCGGACGAGATAACCGCGCGGGACCGCTACAGCGACGAGATTGAGCCGCTGGAAGAACTGGGTTTTGTCACGCGAGACTTTGGCGCGTTCACGCTCGGTTACTCGCCGGACGGTGCCGGGGTGCTGGGCAACTTTGGAATGGAGTGCAAGTCGCGCATCCAGAAACACCAAGTCAGGACCATCGTTGAGCATGAAATCCCCGACGAATACATGCTGCAAATCCAGACCGGGCTTTTAATCACGGGCTGGGACTACATGGAGTTTATCAGCTACAGCGCCGGGTTGCCGATGGTGGTTATCAAGCAAGAGCCATTGCCGGAATACGCCACGGCGATCTTTGCCGCAGCGTTGGATTTTGAAGTTAAGGTCCAGCAGGCAATCAAGACGTTTACCGGACGCAAGACCACGGCCCGACTGTTTGAAACCCAGCGGGATGAAGAAGCACAGGAGATTTATTTAGCATGACACTTGATGTAACGGCGGCGATCCAGCCGAAGTCTGACCAACTCAACGCGGACAACTTGATCACAGGCCCGCGCACCATCCGCATCCGCGAGGTTCGGATTGTTCAGGGTGAGCAACCGATCCACGTCTTTTTTGACGGCGACGACGGCAAGCCGTGGAAGCCCAGCAAAACGTCTGCCCGTTGCATGGCGACCATCTGGGGCAGCAACGCAGAAGGGTGGGTCGGCCTGTCTTTGATGATCTTCCTCGACCCAACGGTTACTTGGTCTGGGGCGGCAGTCGGCGGCATCCGCATTAGTCACATGGAAGGGCTGGATAAGCCCCGGTCTTTGATGCTGACCAAGACGCGCGGCCAGAAGGGCGCGGTTGTGATCAAGCCGCTAGAAATGGGCGGCAAGGATCGCGCGCCCGTGGACGTTGAAGCAGCGAAGAAAGCGGCGAAAGAGGCGGCGCTGGGCGGCAAAGCTGGCTTCACAGCATGGTGGAAAGCAAACCCAGCCCTGCGCGAAGCGATCGGTCCTATCATGGCCGAGATACAAGAGGCGGCGGCGACGGCAGACGCGGCCAAGCTGGAAAAGCAAGACTTGCCCCCGGCAGATGAAACCCCGCCCCCACTGGACGAAGCGCCAGACGGGCCGGACGACGAAGAACTGCCAATGTAATTGAGACAACGGCAGGCTAGTTGATCCACAGAGAGATAACCGGGCCGGGGCGGTTCCTGTCGTTCCCCCGCACACCAACTTAGGAGCAAGCGACGTGACGACCATACCCCTCTACAATTACCGCATCGAAGTGCTGCGCGTGATCGACGGCGATACCCTGCAAGTGATGGTGGACTACGGTTTCAGCCAGTTTGGCAAAGAAATGGTGCGCCTCTACGATATCGACACGCCCGAAACGAGGGGCGTCAACGTTGACCCGGTGCGCGGCCCCCTCGCCACGAAATTCACTCTTGATTGGCTTTGTGTCGATGGTCACTTATTCCGGTCCGGCCTCACGATGGACAGCCGCAAATACAACGCGCGGGAAAAATACGGACGCGCCCTAGCTGACATTTACCGCCCCGACGATCCTATCAGCCTGAACCAAGCGCTGCGGGACGCGGGCCACCAGAAGTAAGCCAGACAAAGAGAAACCCCGCAACGCCGGACAAACGTTGCGGGGTGGAGTTTGGCAGTCAGGATAGAGTAGCACAGGTCTATACAGACTCGGTTTTCAGGAACTTGTCAACTTCATTTCCCCAAGTATCCCATCCCTCGAACGTTTCGCGGGCGTTCAATTCGATCTTGCGATGATCTGGGAAAACCTGCGCGATCCGGTCCCGCACACAGTCGGGCTTGCGCGAGTGTTCGCGGGTCGGCGCGGTGATCACGGAGTCAGGGAACAGGGTCGGCTTGGGACAGGGGAACTTGCCGCGCTTGGCGATGATTAAAACCTCATGCCGATTGCGCGCCCAGTAGCCCGTTGCAATCCTTGGCTTGACCCAAACGACCTGACTCACATACTTGAAGCCCCACGCGCCTAAAACTGGCATCGACCGGGCCAGCATCGGCGCGGTTGTCCACATCAGCAACAAGGCGTCACGGCCCACCCACTCCTTGACGGGTATCGCGCATATTTCCGCATCGGTCATAACGTCGTAGTGGCGCATGGCGTTTTTGCTGGGCTTGGCCTTGCTATTGCTGGCGAACTTCCACGCAGGATCGGCATAGACAATATCGTAGGTCATTGGCTTTTCAATTTTGTTACCGTGCCGCGCCTGAATGAGCGCTCGGTGCCGCACTTGCATTTGTGGCCTAGTGTCTCTGACCAGTGCGCGGCGGCATAAGCGCCAAAGTCGTGTTCCCTTCCGCAGTCGCAACGCCACAAAGCGCTAATCGTAAATGTCGCCCCGACCTCGGCAAGTTTTGTGATACTTTCGTTCATGCTGACATACCTTTCAGCGCCATGTGCGCTTGTTCTGGGTTCTGGATGATCTGGACCGGGGCGGGGCAGTCCATCCATCCGAATTTTGCGGTTTGGTGCTGCCACCGCCCGAAGATATTGCTCAAATACTGGTAGGACTCTGGCGGGTATTCCTCCCAACGCACGGGCGTCAGGTTGACGGCAAAGCCCGTCACAACGGCGGGCTTATTCATTTTCACTCTGCAATGCCCGCTTAATCAGTATGCGGGCCATTGTTGCTGATCCGACTCCGTGGACCTCTGCAACTTGGTCGAGTTTCTGTTTGTCCGATTTAGTCATTGCGACATGGAGGCGGACGACCAATTTTTCTGGTTTTTCCATGCGCCGACGTTACCGCCGAACAATCGCAACGTCTACACCTTTTTGGTGTTGTTTTGGTGTCTATACCGTGCGACGATTGGGACAAGATCAACCGCCAACATAGAGGCAAGATAATGGACATTTACGAAGTCGAAACACTGGCGGAATTTACTGCGCGCAAACAGGCGGCGATTGCCGACCTGATCCGCGAACACGGCACGGGCGTCCGCCCGCGCTGGGTGTCGTCCGATATTGCCGCGCTTACTGCGGAAATCAAATTCCACTCGGACAACGCATAATGACGAATTTTCCGATCTTTCTTGTGGTCTGGGCGGCGGCGGCGTCCCTGATATTCATAGTGATGCAAGCAATGCCCGCTATCGTGCGCGCTGGGTCAAACGTCTACATGGCCCTTATCGCTTCGGGGTGGCTGTAATGAATGACGCGGACCCGCTAAAATGGGGCTGGAATTACATCAAGCCCAAAATCCCGGCAACGGTCGCGCAGGTTGTCGATCACCTTGCTCTTAGCCCCCAGATCAAAATGACGACCGTATTGGGTCCGCCTGCTTGCCGGATTGAGTCGCGGGCCTTTACCGGGAAAATTGGCCGGGAATTGTTCGACCATATCGGCCAGCTTGACGCCGACCTTTGCCGCGCCAACGCGGCAGTCATAGACCTGATCGCGCAGAACGCGGAACTTATCAAACGAGTTGCTGAACTCGAAGAAGATATCGAAGGGCTGCACAGAGACGCCGCCGGTGAAAGCATCTAAAAAACTCAAATAAAGGAAGAAACACCATGACCGACACAAGCCCCGACTACGTTGCCCGCGTTTTAGGCGCGGCACCCTTTGCAGACCAAGAGTCAGGTATCCCGCAAATGTGCGACCTGATCCGCGCGCTGGACTTTGAACGCGACCTTGCTCATGCGTTTGAAGGCGAAACACCAGTGCAGCGCATTGCAACAATCGCCCGTCTAGTGTCCGAAAACCGCGCGCTTGTTGGAAACGTCAACAAGCTAATGGACGCAACAAACCGTTCGACTGATACAATAACGAATATGGCGCAACGCATTTCAGACCTTAACGGCACTCACGCCGTTGCTCTTTCTGACCTGCGGCGCGCCCTTGAAACTGCGGACGGGGAAATCAAAACGCTGTCGGAATACTTGCTTGAGGCTTTGCAAGACAATGCGCGCCTGACAGACTTTGTGCGCGAAGTGGCTGAATGGAAGATTGAAGAACTGCCCCAGTCGAATCCGGCCAGCCCCGAAGATGAACTTGATGCCGTCATGTATTCGGCGGCGGCGGAGTCGTTCATCGAAGATGCAAAATCGCTCATGCAGGGTCGGGACGACGTTGAGTGACGCGCGCTTGGCTTAAAAGCCGATGGTGTGAAGCCACCCACGGCGGGGGTGAAATTGCGCGGGACGATCATGGCCGGATTAACTGGCAATGCGTCAAGTGCGAACGTTGGCACGATCATCCAGTGTCGTTACAGGATGAACAACGCATGTCGGCGCGGGCCTTGGCGCAAAGGTTTAGCGGCCTATCAGCGGCAACAAAAGGTAAGTGAAAAAATGAGACGGGCAGTAAAATACTTCTTAATTGGTGGCGCTGTATGGGTCGCAGGCTGGGGCGCGGTTGCGTTCCAGCGGATTGAGCCAGAAACGATATTTACACAAGACAGGCCAGTGCATCACGATTGCATGTGGTTTGCAGACGCGGCGCGAAGCGCGGCTCAATCAAGGGATAAGGGGCTTACGCTTGAGCAATACTTCTTGATCACGTCGCCCACGGATACCCTCGCGGACGTGGCGTCTAATGTCTGGGCCAATCCAGACTTCACGGAAGAAGAAATATACAACGCATTTTATACTAAGTGCCGCGACCTTCGCAGCGGATAGTGAAACCCCCGCGCCTTAATCGGGCGCGGGGTTTGTCATTCGTTGCACCCTGCTTTTAGGGCGTCCAGTAGGGCAAGAGTTGAACGGCGCGCTATCGGCCCCCCATCCTCTAGCTGCCCCTGTGCGGCCCCTGTGCGCAGCGCGCTGGTGCCGTCGCAGATCGCGCTATCGTTTACCTGCGTGTTTGCGCAACCCATCGTCAACGTCAGCGTTGCTAAGGCTATGGTTAGTCGCAGCTTCGATCCGGCTTTTTGTGGCAAGGTATTCATTGTGTGTGTCCACTTTTTGAACTTGCTTCTGTTTGCGACGGCCAGCAAAGAACGCCCCTGCAATGCCCCCGGCAAAGATTAGCAGACCTATGATAGCGTCAAACACGGGGTTGAATCGTGAGACGGCCAATAGCGCCCAGCGCCACGCAAACGATGGTGGCGATCATTACCCACTCAACGGGAACCAAAGCCTGCATTTCGGGCGGCACGGTAAGCCATGCCGTCTGAATAGCGCCAGCCAAGGCGAACGCTTGCATAGAGAAAAAGCGCCAAGACTCGCGCCAGTTTCGGATAAGGGTCATTTTTTTGGTCCTGTTGATTTGAGTGTCCACCAGACGGACAGGCGGCGTAAAAGATCGCTGAAATTTTCGGGCTTCACTGGGGCCGGGACCGGGGCCGGGGCCGGGGCGTATGGGATAGGCGCAAGGGATACAGGCTTTTCGGTGAAGGTGATTGCAACGCGCTCGGCACCGTCGCCGTATCCGCTAACGATCAGCGCGCGCTCGTATGAAAGGGCGTATCTGGCGTATTTAGCGGCCTCGAACGTGCCGTTCCAACACTGGCGGGCGTGAAGGTAGTCGCGGCGGTTTCCTTTAACGTAGTGATCCAGCCTCTTGCCCGTGGCCCAGCCTTCTAGCATGGGCGTGACCAATCCCTTAACGGCCAGTTTCGGGTCGGCCATGTGGTCGAGCGCTTGCGGGCCTGTCAGGTCCACACCAAGGCGTGACCCCCACTTTACGGCATTGTGTCGGCCTGTGATCTGACCAATCCAAAACCCCCGATAATCCCAACCGTCGGTTGACCCAATGCGGTTGCCAAGGTTCTCAAGCCCCCAATCCCCGCCGTAAACCGTGTTCGCCAGCGCTTTAGGCTGATACGCCAGCTTGGCCGGGTCAATTCCCTGCCGCCGCTTGACGCTGAAAACCTGCTTAATGCGGGACTCGGAATAATTCATATTCTCGCGGACGGCGCGCATCTTGCCGCCCGTCTCGCCGTTGGCCGTTGCAAGAATGTAGGCGGCTTGCCCCAGATCGGCCCCGCGCCTGCCGCACTCGTCTAGGATATCCTCAATCGCGGCCACTTGATCGGTGGTGAACTTTTCGCCGTCTTGTCGAAGGGCGTCAAAAAACTTTGCGCGGTTCATTCCGGCTCCTGTCGCTTGTAGAAGTTACTGGAAACACAACGCTGCATGACGAACAGATTGATAAGCAAAGCGCGGTGGCAGGTGTCGATGTAGTAAATACCGGCTGGGTATTTGCCGTTGTCTTTGCAGGCTTGCAACTGGTCGGGGTCGCCTACCCACTCCTGCATATCCGTGATCTTCGGATTAGTGTTGGACGCGGCTTTCGTATAAGGGAAATACGTCGGCCATGACGTTAGGCAGGAAACGCCAGAGTCAGACGCCTTTCGAATGTTGACGCTAAACGAACCCTGAAAGTCGTGGTTGATCTGGCGGTAAACCGTGATCTTTGGATTTTCGTCAACGAAGTGATCTTGAACCCGAACGCTTTGCAGGTCGATGAACATATTCCGAAAGGCGAAGTCGGTCATTGGCTTTGAAAACACGATCAATAGAACGATGAAAACGCCAATAACCGCAACGTGCCATGTGTCCTCTATGAACCCGCGCGAAGGTCGCCTGATACGATTAAACACTTGGCTTTGCCTCCCGCAGATAGAAAAGGATTCGTTCATGCAGGATGCCGACAAGGTATGTTACGGCGGCAAGGCCGCGAGCTGATCCGTCTCCTGTTAGGTTTACGTCAAGCATTGCGTCAAGTAGCGGCGGGGCGATAACGCCAAGGCCGAAACCGATAAGCCCGCCGACAAGGGCCGGACGCCACGCGGACGCGATGGGCAGCTTAATGCCCATGTGGGCAGTCACGCCGCCCAGCAGGCCCATGACAAACATGAGCGCGCCGATTTCATTGAACACGTCGGCAAAGGGTCCAATGGCCGCAACGCCGATTGCAGCGGCTAAAGCTGATGGTTCGTGCTGCATTACCCCCGCCTTACGCGGGGAAAGATGCCACCGCCTTCCCCTGATCGGGGTTTGGCGGTGGTTAGGTGCGTTGGGTTATTCATTTCGGGCCTGTATGTGGGAGTCATTTATTGGCGCTGGGCAGACGCTTATTGCCCGAAACGTTCTGCTTTCTTTTCTCGCATACGATTGCGTTTTTCGACAAGGTGTAAGTAGGCTTCTTCATACGATGCTTGATTGATCGTGCGGCGTTCGCGCTGCCGCTTTAGGTTGGACAGCTCGTAAGCAAATTCACGCTCCAGCCTGTCAAAAGTGATCTGGTGGCTGCGCATCCCAACTGCCACGTCCTTCGGCTTCAACTTAATGCCTGCGGACGAAATGATAGCGTCCAGTGCGTCATATGGTTCATTGCTGCCCCATTCCAGCGCATCGCCCTTCACGGCGCGCGCTATCTTCTCATAATACCAAGAGCCGGGAATCCACGGCGCGTTAGGAACAAAACTCTGATACCCGAACTTGAGTCGCTTTCCGGTGCGTTCAGCAAAAGAGTCTGTGTATTGGTTGAAGATATCTTCGCCAGTAAATGCCGACCTGTTAAAATACACCTCCATTGCCAAGATAATAGGCCCGCCCATGTGCAGCGGTGAAGGAAGGTCGCCCCCGCGCGTATCGAATACGTCGCCTGCTGGCATCCAGCGCCGAACGTCCAGAAATACGGGGTTGCCGCTGCTAAGATACGGCATACGCAAAAGGCTTTCCGTGATCGGTATGCCCAAGAAACCAATCTTGCCGTCCTCGCCGTCGCGCAACGATTTGCGTTCTTCTTCCTCGTCATAATCGGACGGTGCCAGCGCATAGGCCAGCGCGTTTAGTGACTGGTAGATCGCAATGTATTTTGCAACTTTCCAAGGCCGCTTTGCCATAGTTTCGACAAGTTTCGGGACTGCGCGATAGGTGTAGGACACGAACGGCAGGACCGAACGGCGGGCAATGTTGATCCACGGCGCGCGGATATCGTAGTTTAGGAACTGGTCGCGCGCTTCAACTGCGGCTTCCGCTGCGGTCATGCCCTGCTCACGGCGGCGGATATAGGTCGCCATTCGGAAAACTTGATCTTCCGTTTGATACAAGCCGATCATCTTTTCATCGACTGTTTTGACGGCGCTGCCCAGCTTGGCGACAACTTTGCCAATCGCGCCAAACTGCCATTCCAATCCGCCCTTGCCGCCCTGCATGTCTTTGCTCAACTCAAGCATCAGCGGCTTCAGGACGTTATCGCGCAACTCCTGCGAAACCATGTCAGCGCCAAACGCGCCATTCCTAGCGGCCTCAATATATGCCGCATCGCCTGACGCCATTGACCGGATACCTGCAATCAAATCAGGGACTCGAACATCGGCCATATCCATAAGCATGAAGTTGGACATAACGTTGTTGACGTGAACCACGGGGCTGCGCGCGGTTTTCATAATCTTCCACTGGTTGTGGATCGCATGATAGAACGTCGGCTTATTCATTGCCTGTTGCTCAACAAGATCGCGCCAAATCTCGGCGCGGACGTAGCGGCCCGCCAGTGCGCCATAGCGATAGGCTTGGCTCTTGCTGATTTTGGTGTCTGGAACCAAAACCCACTTTAGACCGGGGTCGGCCCAGATACGTTTGATGAAGTTGTAACCGTATTGCTCTGGGTCCATATCAACGCGCTCGTTTTCGGGTGGCGTTGCGCGGGACCATTCCTCGTTCTCTGCAATGTCTTTGAAGAAACGGCCCGTTGCCAAGTCTTTTGACATTAGCTGATAGGTCTTTGCGATGGTGTAGCGCGCGTCCAGAATCTCGCCCATCTTTGTGCGCTCACCCTTGGTGAAGTCACGCCATAGGACGATCTTGGAACCCTTCTCGTCACGAACTTCAAAGGTGCCACGGCTGGTGTAGTTGTTCATCGCGGCAGGGATAGGCTTGTTCGCGGGCCAGTAAACCCGGCGCAGTAGCTTGCCCTTCTTTGCATCAACGCCTTTCAGGCCCGGTGTGCCGTCGCCCTCGCGCAACTCTAGGATCGTAACCTTCTCGCCCTTTACCAGACGGCCACGGGTGCCGCCTACAAACTCGGCGTTGTCGCGCATGATCCGGTCGCGTTCGACTTCCTCAAACAAGCCCCGGCCTTTGAACTGGTTGCCTACGATCTTCTGGCGGCGATTGCCAAAAAACTGTTCCGACCACTTCTGAACGTTTCCGTTTTCAAACTCATGCTTTTCATAGACGCGGTGCAGGTAGCTTGCGCGGTTCTTCTCGTAGCTTTCACGGCTGATTAGGCCCAGCGCAACCGCCTCCGAACCTAGACCGTCGATCGCTTTGCGGATTGGCTCGGCCAATGCCTGCATATCAGCATCGCCCACGGCCTCGCCCGTCAGGACAGCTTGCAACACCTTTGCCTCTGCGGCGTCCATATTGCGGCCCATAAGCGCCTTGATGTGTTCTGCGCCTTCTGCGGCAAGCATGGCTTCATCAATGCCGCGTTGGCGGTCGCGTTCGATGTATTTTGGGTCTTGCCCGTGTCGGTCGATCAGGCCCGTCCGCAAGACCTCCGCAAGAGGCTGCAAATATCCCATGTCAGTCTTGGTGATCACGTCCACAATCTTGTTGTGCGCCGCCTCGCCATACTTCCAGTTTCCATATTGGTCGATGCCGCCCACGGCCATGAACGGCACACGGAACGCTGCATCAATGGGTTGCGTCTGTAGGGCGTTGACGAACTGCGCCTGCCGCGTCTTGGCCGGGGTGCTGACCTCAACTGCGTTGGTCAAAGGTAGGCCCACAAACTTGCTTACAACGCTGTTGGCGCGCTGTTGTTCGCGGCTTACCGGGGCTTGGTTTTTGGTGCCAAAGGTGCGGCTTCCGTTTTCTGGCCGCGATCCGACTTCGCCAGACATTGCCTTGCCAAAAATTGACTCGCTGGTGTCAAAGCCCAGACCATTCGCGGCGTTGCGGATTGCCTGCACCATTCGCTTCATCTTCGCAAACGCGGTTGCGATCATGCCGGGTTGGGTGCCGTTGCCCTTTGCAGAACCCCAAGCGCCAAAGGCTTCGGCAATCGCTTCTTCAATCTGGCTTTCGCGGTCTAGGTTTGGATAGCGGCCCTCAATGTCGTATTTCTTCATCCACGTCTTAGCGGCTTCGGCTTCCAGCGCGGACCATTCCGCGTCTGTAAACAGGTTCATTTCCTTCATCGCGTGAATGGACTCGTGATACAGGGTCGCCATTAGATCGACGGACTGCCCGATCAGGATATTCATGTTGCCCAGCATATCCACGGTGAACGCGCCCTGACGGTCACGGCGGTTTTCGGCACTCACCTTGACACGTTGCAGCATCATCTTGTCCAGCGCGGCGCGCATGGCCGGGATCATGCGATCAGCGACGGACTCCGGCATGATGTAACCATCTGCGCGGCGTTCCTTTGTCGTGGTGCTGGCCGCTTGGTCGCGGCTGGAAAGCTGCGCCCCGTCGTCATTCAGCGATTCAATCTCTGGGATTACTTCGCCCGTGATCGCCCGCGCCGCGTTCCGGTTGGTTGTGGTCTGGTATTCAACGCCATTGTTGTCGGCAAAGACTGACAGGACTTCGGCCAGCATCGAAGGGGTGCGGACGTTTAGGCGATAGAACTTGTCGTTACGCTCCGTCCAGTCACCTGCAATAGCGCGAACCCTTTGGTTCAGTATGTATCGCTTGTGGCCCTGCTTCCTCACCAATAGCGAATATGCGGTTCCGTTGTAGCTGATCGACATAATGCCGTCGTCAGTCTGCACAACGCGCTCACCTTGTTCCACCGAAAGAAACTCGCCCACTTGTTCTGCGGACAGTTTAACCGGGCGGTTGCGCAACTCGGCCCCGGCTTCAAAGTTTTTCGGTAGCATGACGCCTTGCTTCAAGGTGCCGTTGTCGTCGGTGTAAATGACGATCTGGCCGCGCTGTAGCAAACCGAACCCGGCAGGAATGTTGCCCGTGATCATCTGGCGTGTCTCGCGGCTGTCAGACTGCCCAGCGGCAAACGCTTCGATCACGGAATTGCGCTGGCGGTTTGGAATCTCGCGCCAAGTGTATCCTGCATCGCCGTTGAAAAAGCCCGATATGGGAACGCGCATTTCCTTGCCTGCGTCGGCAATGGCAATCCGAACCACGATGTTAGACGCGGCTGTTGGGTTGCCCGTCACGCGCTTGATATCAATGCCCAGCGACACGGCGGCAAAACTCTGCGCGGACTCGCCAACGCCCTGCGATATAATCCCGGCGCGGCCTGCTGCGAGGGACTCCATCATACCCGCAATGGCGCTGAAACGCTCCTGAAGCCCGTCTCTCGCTGCGATTATCCGGTTAATGTTGTCTTGTGCCGCGCTCCGTTGCTTGTCTGTTGCTGCTGTTTCCAGCTTTCTAAGCGCAAGGTCCAGTCTATCGGACAGCTTCTTTTCTGCGCCGCCCAGCATCCCGCGCAACGTTTCGACTTGGGTGTTGACGTAGCTGCCACCATCTTCGCCGTCTGTCGCCTTTTCAACTTCGGCTTCAAGCTGGTCTGGCGAATAGGGCTTGCCCAGTCGCTTCACATCGACCGTCTCAACGTAAGAGGCTTGGCCGAACGGTGAACTTTCGTCCCTTGCCGCGACAATCTCTGTCGTATTGACGGTGCGCGCGTCCAACTCTAGGACTTTTGCCTCTAGGGCGTTCATCCCCATGCTATCTAGCGCGGCAATATAGTCCTGATATGCGCCCTCAATGTCGTTGTAGATACGGGTAACTTCGTCAGGATGGATCGACACTAGGCGTCCGGTAAACTTCGCGGCAAGGCCGTCTAGCTGAACTGCCGGGGCGGTTGCTGCCGGAACCCCGATATCAAGCTGGACGGCAAGCATTTCGTTTTCGCGCAGGTATTCCGCTACAACGCGGTCGCCGTATGAATTGAGGAAGTCCACCACGTTATCCAAGCTAACCGCGCTCTTTTTGTTGGCGGTCGTGTTGGCGTTCAGCGATGCCATTTTGCGCATCAGAACGGCGGCTGGCCGCTTCTCAACGGCAAGGTCAGACACGGCAATGGTGTAGCTTGGCAATTCGATTTGGCCTGTCCGGTGGATACGGCCAAGCATCTGCATGAAAATGTCGATGTTCGGTTCTGGTTGCAGAATGATCATGTGCCGGGGCTTGCCGTCGTTTCCATCGCGGCCAGTAGCGTGCATCGAAAACCCGGTGGACCCCGAACGGTTGATGACAAGTGCATCAAGATCGCCGTTGTTAAAGGCGCGCATCACGCGCTTCTTTGCGGCTGGGCTTGCTTCACGCGATGCCATGATGTTGCTGCGAAGCGTCATGTTCCGGCCCGTGATTTCGTCGCCGTTGATTCCAGCTTTTGCCAATCCGTCTAGGATCGCGTCAATGGGCGAACCGGGCAGGCCGGACAGGTTGCTATTCTGAATGAACGCCTTGGCTTCATTGAACGCATCTAATGCCCCTGCGCCGCCATGTTCGCGTATCTGGCTGTCTGTCAGGTAAACGTAGGTCTTGTTCTCAAACTCGTCCTTGACCGTGATCCGGCGCAGGCGCGCAAGGTAACGCTCAAGAATCTTGTTGAACGGGACATTCAGTTCATCGCCAATGCTAACGCCTGCCTCGGCAGCGGCTTCGCTGATAATGCTGGCGTTGGTGTTCGACAAGGCGATGATGGGCTTTTTGCCCGACTTGTGGATCTCAACCGCCTCGGCAATGACTGCCTTGACCTTGATCGCCAGAAGGAATTGAGACGCCAAGTTGTGCATGGTGGACGCGAAGTTGGTCGAGGACATACCCGCTTGACCCACGGCTGCATCGACTACGCCCGCCAAGCCCTGCTCTGCGGCGTCTTTGATGTAGTTCTCGCGCACGTCCTGCATGACCTGCACATCAAGGTTAAACAGGGACCGGATAACCTCTGCGCCACGTTCCGCCATTGCCCGGTCTGTGACCATTTCCTTCATGCCCATTTCAACGCCCACGAAAGAGCGTTCACGGCGGGCATACTGGCCGGACTCAACAAGCATGTTAGCCATGACCTGTTGCAGCGGGACGCCGCCTGCCGTGATCATGCCTTCAAGCTGGTCGATGTTGTCCACGGCAAGGCTCAAGTCGGTCTTGGCGTAAAGGGACATAACAGACGGGTTCTTGGCGTAGGTCGCGGATGAAAACACAACGCCTTTCGATGCCGCCAGTAATTGCCGGATGAAAACAGAACGCGGCATTTTGCCGTCCTCTGTGTCGTTGCCCGCACCTTTGACGCCGCCTGCTTCATGGCTTTCGTCCAAGATAAACATGGCGCGCGGGGCAATGGATTCCATCGCAAACATGCGGTCTGTCGTCTGGCCCCGATACTGCTGCATCTGGCTGTATGTCGTGAACAAGTATTTCACGCCTGCGGGCAGGGTGCCTTTCTGCGTGATATGGCGAATGGCGTCGGCCAGCTTCTTTGGCTGCAAACTGGCAAGGTTATCTTCGGGGTCAGCACTTAGGGAAAGAACGTCTTTCCCCTTGTAGTTGGTGTTGGTGATCATCACGCTCTTGTCTGCGTCGGCCATGCCGATATCGCGCATGTCGCGTATCATGTCGGCGTAAAGCCCGCCGTCCTTTGACACGAACACTGGGGCCATGCCGTTGCGGTCGGCATAGCGAAGCATAGCGGCCACAAAGCGGCCTTTTCCTACGCCTGTTTGGTCGCCAATAATGAACGCTTTGCCCTGCTCAACGTTGTCGATCGCTAGGGCCAATGCGTCCATCTGTTCAGCGGAAAAATACCCGGCCTTGCCTTCGACTGGCTTGATTGCCTGCTGCTGGCGTAGCGCAACCCGCGCCCGTGCAACGGCCTGCGATGCCTTAATGACGGCAAGGTTGGCTTTGCGCACGTCGCCGCGCTTGGTCTGCTGCTGTGCCGCCTGCATCGCCTTTTGCAAATCGGCCGTTTTTAGGCGCAAGTTTACCTGCGCGGCAGGAACGTCCGACCCGACCTCCATGACGCCCAGCATTTCGTCGCGGGTGTAGCCCAGCTTTCTAGCAAGATAATCGTCAATGTCGCCAACGCGGGATTCAAGCGCGTCCAGCGCGCGGGACATTGCCTGCTGCATGTTCTTCGGCACAAGGGTGCCAACGGCAAACTGCGAGTTTGAACGCGGCTCATACTGGACTTGGAAAGACGTTTCGGCTTCGTCGTTTTGGCGATCTACTCGCTGCGGCGATACAGTTGGCCCATCCAGTCGCTTAGTTCCGTTTCCTCCAGTTCCTCCAGAGTCGGGGTTAGCACCTGTTTGATTTTGTCCGTTGGTATCGGCCACGATGTTCCCAGCATCCCCGACAATTCCGCCAGTGTCTCCGACTCGAATACCAGTATCGTTCCCGTCTCCGATGGGTCCGCTGTCACTGACAGGCCCTCGTAGTCCTCCGCCAGTTGTAGAATTTCCTGCACTTCCTGCGGGTCCGTCCGTTGTATCATTCGGTCGATCCTGCCCGCCAATGCCCCCCGGTATTGATCCAGAGTCAGGGGCGCTGTCGGTCGATTCATTGCTACTGTCCCGATCCCCGACTGCGATGCTGCGGGTGTCCAAACTATCCGTGCCATTCAACCGTTCTCCTAGTGAGTCCCACGTCGAATAGACTGCGGGTGCTTGTGCCATTGGGTAAGGCTTGGCGCTTTTGCCTTTGCCTTTGATCACTATCACATCAACGGGCCATGCCGCGCCCTGCTTAACGTATAGCTTGCCTGCTGCGGTGAAGTGTTCGGTGACGTTGTAATTGTCGTATAGGGTTTTGAAGAACGCGCGGCTTCCACCTTTAGTATATTGGTCGCGGCGCTCCTCTTGTGTAGACCCTTTCTGGCCCCCGATGATCAAAACTGCGGTTCCGTCGTCCGGCAACCCGTCCAGACCCAGCGCCGATATGGCGTGGTCAATCTCGTTCGACTGGATGCCAAGGCCGCGCAGGTCATAAACCGTTGCCATGCCCACTTCGTTGCGGACCTTGCCGAACGGCGGGTTTGTGATCAGCGTGTCGTAAGGCGCTGGGGTGGCCTTCATGGCGTCACCAGTTGTCACCGTAGCGTCAGGGCCTAGCGCGCGGCGAAGGCCGTCTGCGCGCTCTGCCTGTAGCTCGTTGGCCTGAATGTTGGCCGGGGATGCTTCCATCAAAAGCATACCGTTGCCTGCGCTTGGCTCATAGACCACGGAGTAACCGTTAATCTCGGCAAGCCGGGACGCCAGATATGCCAGCGGGACCGGGGTGGAATACGCCTGCATTTCAACGCTGGTGCTGGTGCGCTGTGCAAGGTTGGGCTGTGCCGCGTAAAGTTCGACCATGCGCTCGTAAGTCTGCGCCTCGGTCATGTCGCTGGATGCTTCGATGATGTTGCGCGCGTGGATAACCACGGCCAGTTCGATAGCTTCTTCCACGGTCTTAGACATTTCGGGCGTGTAGGCTTTGCCCGTGTATTCTTCGACTGCCTTGCGGGCAGATATGATGGTTGGAAAGTCTTTGCCACTCGCAAAGGCTTGGACAAACCCGGCGACAAGGCGCGTCTTGAAAACGCTGGTCTGATAAAACGGCGAGTCCGTGATCGGCGCGGCGGGTGTGGTCGGCGCGGGGGTTGTGATCGGCGCTGCGTCGGGTTCAGCGTCACCCAAGAAATTAGTTACGGCGGCTTCACGCACAAAGATGCCGTCGTCCTTCTTGAAGGAATAGGCGTCAACTTCTTTTGCTTCGTCTTTGGTCAGGTCAACCACATACCCGGTCAGCGTCTTGCCCTTGGCCGTGACGTGTTCGACCGTTCCGCCCTCTTTGGCCTTGCGCAGTTTGTCAGCAATGGTCTGTGGCTCTTGCGCCGTAGGTGCCGGGGCTGGCTTCGGCGCTGGTGCGGTTTCGGTTTCGGCTGCGTCCGGCGCTGGGGCTTGGGCTTCCGCGTCGTTAATTTCAATGTTCAGGCGGGCCAGTTCCTTAATGACTTCGCTGCTGCTGTCCATGTCGGAAACGGACTCGCCGTTGGATTCCATTTCGTCGCGCTGGTCGTTGTAGGACATACGCAGATAGCGGCCAATGATCGGCAATTTTAGTCCGGTAACTTCCAGCATGTTCAGCGCATAGTCGCGGAAACGCCGAACGCCGGACTCAATGTAAAGGCCCGCGCTTTCCAGCGCCATAGATACCAATTCAGGGTCAAGGCCCGCGTTTGTCTGGTTGCGCAACTTGGCCGCGATAGCCGCTTGAAGTTCAGCTAGGCGCGCTTGCTTTTCGGGGCTTAGACCACTTGGACGCTTGGCCGGGGCTGGCGCTGCTGCTGCCGGGGCCTTCGGTGCTGCGGCCTGCGTCGGTGCTGGTGCTGCGGTCGGGTTGGATAGCGGCGCGTTCATGCCGTCATTAACCATCGACTTGATAGCGGCCTCTGCGGTGTCAAAGGTGCCAAGCTGCTTGGTCGGCGGATTGGTGACGCCGCCCGGTCCCTGACCTAGATCGGTGTCGCGCCGTGCAATGGCGATCCATTTCTTGTCAGCTTCGCGGTAGTTGATGTTGACAAGATAGGTGCGGCTTCCGGTCCCGTCTGATACCTTTTTGCTCCAAGGCCCGTTTTTGGATTGGGTAAAGCCTGCGTCAGTCAATGACGCCGTGTCGATTACTTTTGCTGCGGCCTTGTCTGTGTCTCGGACTGCTGCCGCTGCTGCAAATTCAGCGTTGGTAATTGCGTCCTCTGCCTTTGTCGTGATCGCTTCGTCGGCGTTGCCGATGATCTCGGCGGCATTGTCGGGGTCTGTCGCATATTCGTAGTTGGAGTCTTTGTCGGTCAGAACCAAAGAGCCGTCAGCGCCAACTAAGATGTTCTGCGTCGTGCCGTCCTTGGTGCGAATATAAACGGGCAATTCGCCCGGTTGACGGACAAACCCTGCGGCCTTCAACGCGGCCATGTCGGACTCGGTCGCGTCTTTTGTCATGCCGTTGGCGGGCGCGTCGGTGTCGGCCTGCATCCGCTTTACTATCGACTTCTGGTTTTCAATCCGGTCGGCAAGGCGCGAGTCGCCTACCATGCCATTTGCCGCCTGCTCGTTGTTCATATCAAGAAGGTCGTTCATGGCGTCGGTCAGCGTGTAGTCAGTATCGCCAAACTTTGCGCGCGGACGATCTGCCTGCGCGGGCGCGTCGATGCCGTTATCAGGCTGCGCGCCCTGCTCGAACAAAGCGCCTGCGTCGGCGCTGTTGCCGTTTAGAGTGCCGGCCTTTCCCTGATTGGAACGAACGGTAACTTCGTCGCGGTCGCGCGCACCCTTGCCGCCGTCGTCGGTCGGCAGGTCGCCAAACATTCCGCCGTCTGCGTTGTCGCCTTCTGGCGCTGCTGCTGGGGCTGCTGTCTTGATCGGCTCCCCAAACATATCAACGTCGGGGGTGCCGGGGCTTACTTCTTGGTTCGGAATTGGTCCTTGTAGCTGGCTTCCCTGATTGCCAGCCCCGCCGCTAACAGATTCAGTTCCGTTAGCGTTTTGGACCTCTGGCCCGTTGATTGCGTCGAGGAAGGATTTGACGGCTTCTCCGATTGCTTTGGGGTTTGCTGCGAGTTGGTTGGCTGCTGCTGTAAGGGCTTCACTGACTGGGCCTTTCATGTTTGCCTGCGACCGAATGTAATCGGTCACGCGGGTTACGTCGTCAACAATCGTGGCATTGCCAGCTTGATTTAGCTGGTTGCCCGCGTTCTGGATCAGGTCAGACTTGTCCAGCAACGCCTTAAAGACTTTTCCCTTTAGCGTGAGCCGGGACATCGTTGCGTCGATGATCTTGGCGCGCTCAAGATAACGGTTGGCCGTCACCTCTGTATCGCCAAACATATCTGTTTGCGTCTCGGTCGCGGTCGTCTGCATCGCCTGCGCGACGATGGACTCCACTTGGCCCAAGTTTTTAATGCCGGGTTCCAGCTTCTTCAACAGACCCATGATCGGGGAATGTGCCGTGGTGTCTGCAACCATGCTGCCGACAACCGCCGCCCACTCGTATTTGACAACCTTGTTGACCGTCATGCCAAAGGCGTCGTCTGACAGCTTTGCCAAGCCCTTTGCGTTGCGCACAAGCGCGGACGTTGGCGGCAGGTTCAGCGCCTCAATCTCTGTCGGCGTCTCGCGCAAAACCTTGGCTGCGTCGATAGGGGTGCCGGAACCTTGCCGAATGTTCTTGAGCGCGGCCAGAGTCCGAACGTCGGCGGGGGTGTATCCGTCCACTTCGCGGATAATCTCAACCGTCCAAGGGGTTTTCTGACCTTCCGCCTGCAAACGCTTTGCCAAGCCTAGACGCTGGTGGCCGTCCGCAACAACGCGGCGTCCGTTTGCATATTCATAGATGATCGCGCCAGTGGCAGACCGTTGGTCCCAGCCCTTCGTTCCCTGCAAAACAGTTGTCACGCCGTTCTGGTCGCCGTCGTCTTTGTATTGGAATACCTTGGCGTCAGTCTCAATCTGCCCGACCTGTTCGCTCGTCAGGTTGGTGATGTTGATGCCGTCAGCTTGGTCTTGTGCCGCCTCAACTTGTGGCGCGGTCAGACCTTGGCTTACTGCTGCCTTGGTCGGCGCTACGTCGGGGGCCGGGGCGTTCTGCTCCTCTGCCGCAATGCGGTCAGCGGCGTCCTTTTCCCAAAACGCTTTGGCTTCGTCGTCCTGCTGTTCAACGGTTGGCGATGGAATTGGGGCGTCTGTGGGGTCAGCTTCTTCCTCGCCGTAAAGGGTGCTGAAAGGAACCGCACCTTCGGGCAGATTGGGGTTCTGCACGGGTGCCACGGGCGCGGCCTGCGCAACGGGTGCCACTGGGGGTGCAATGGGTGCCACTGGGGGTGCAACGGGTGCTGGTGCGCCTGTCAGTGCGCCAGACAGGCCCGCGTCTTGTGCCGGGGCGGTAGGCTGGATGGGAGTTGTCCGGCCTGTCCCGTTGATCACGGACTCCAATACGGCTTTGCCGTCGTCAATCACGTCGTTCTGGATCGGGCTTTCACGGTCGGCTGTAGTCAGCAACGGGCTTGCAAGGCGGTCGCGGTCGCGCCCTGCGTTCAGCGTGATAGGGGGCGGTGGACCGTCTTTCTGCATACCCAGCGCGGCCATTTGTGCCGCCGTCTGTGGCAAGCCCATGCCAACGCCTGCAATGGCTTCGGCCAAAACGTCGGCGGGGTTGTAGGTGCCTGTCGTCGCAACGGACGCGGACAGTTCGCCCAGACCCTCGCCAAAGCCTTCGACCAATCCGCCTGCCGCAATGTATGCCGCACGTTTGGCCTTGCCTGTAGCGGTCGCCGCATCCGCGATCCAGCCAGCGGTGCCAGCGGACACGGCGTCAATCGCGCCGATGATGCCCGCCCGCGTTGCTGCGTTCTGCAACACGCCGTCAAAAATATCGGGGTTCTTGTCGAGGAACATTTCTGTGGCAATGCGATCGGTCGAGTCGATCTTGTTCTCGGCATAGATTTCAGAAAGCGCCTGCGAAACAGACATACCGTATTCTGTGGCTGCGGAAATAGAACCGCCTGCCGCCGCGCCGCCTACTGGGCCTGCAACCGCGGTGCCTGCAACCGTTCCGACAACGGCGGGTGCCATTGCTGGAAGTGAGCGCAGGATTGCTTGCCGCGTGATCGCCCCCGGTTCGCGCAGGAATTTGCCAAGCGGTTCGATCCATCCGGTAGAATTGGCAAAGTCGTCCATGCGCGCATCTGTCGGGATAAGCGCCAGCTTCTTGCCGATTTCGCCAATGTTGGCGGAACCTTCAAGAATAGACGCGCGGCCCCGTGCTTGCTCGGCTTTGCCTTCTGCCAGTGCCGCGCCGATGCCGCCAGACCCAAGCGCGAGTCCAAGCTGGTTACGCTCCGCGCCAAGTTCGGCATATCGGGCTTGAAGCTGCGGCCGATTTTCGCGCTGGCTTCGGTCCTTCAGCGCCGTTTCGATCTGCGCCATTTCGCGCGATACGTCGGCAAGCTGTCGGTCTGCGTTGGTGCCAATGTCTTGCTGATACTTGCCGCTGGCCTCGTCCGCGATGCCGGGTGCAACCTTGCTTAGTGCTTCCCAGCCCTGCTGTGCGGAAAGAATACCCGCCGTCGCGTCCTCTTTGAGCGTCGGGCCAACGGTGTTTGCCAGTGCTTCACGCTTGGCAACTTCATCTGCGGATAGCTGTAGGCGCAGAACGCGCGCCGCTTCCTTGTCCACGTCAAGCTGTGCGGCGTAAGCAAGTCGCGCCTCTTGCTCCTGTGCCTCTGGGCTTGCTGGCAAGGTTGGTGCGGCTGCGGCAGACGCGGCCAGTTGTTCGGGGGTCAACTTGCGGCGCTCGTCACGCGCCGCTTGTTCGGCTGCGGCGCGGGCTAGGCGCGCTTCTTCTTCTTTGCGTTTGGCTTCTTCTTC